ATACTGCACCCCGTCAGTCAACTAAGGGGCTCAACCCATGTTTTACAGAATCACGCTGTGCGATATCAACGGCTGCGAGATGGCACGCAACGAAGACGTGCAAAACCTGCGCACCGCCCGCGCCGAAGCGCGCGCATTCTTTAGCGACCCCGAGTACACGAAAAACGCCTCACATGTGTTGATCGAAAACGACGCAGACGAACTCGTCGATACGGTTTTCGCACCGAAGCGGAAAGGGGCGAAGTCATGAGCGACCAATACGCAGAATACTACCGCCGCCAACGCTGGCAGGAATGGCGCGACAACGCGCTGATTCTGCTCGTTGCCGGTGTTGTGCTCGGTCTAATCGTTGGCATCATCTACGCAATGGTTCGCGAGGCGCGACAGTGGGAAGCCTTCGCGGCCGAGCATAACTGCAAGGTCGTCGGGCACATGACCGGCAGCGTTGCGAGCACTGTCGGCGTCGGCGGTGACGGCAAGGTCGTATCCGGTGTTACAACAACCCCGAGTAAAACGGGCTACCTTTGTGACGATGGCGTCACTTACTGGCGGTGACCTATGATTCGCGATCAACTGCACATAGACGAGCAGGGTATCGGCTGGCGCATCGTGCAGGCCGTGTCGTTCGACGCTGCCGAGGCTGCTATCGCGCAGGCCAAGGTATCCGGCAGCGTTGCCCACACCGACACCGAGAACGGCGTCACGCTGGCCGAGGTGAAGCGAGACGTGCCCGAGTGTCACTGCACGCCGGCTATCGGTATGCGGCACTCGCCATACTGCCCGATCTTCGCTTATGAGGTCGCCAACGACGAGCGCGCCGGCAGGCTGCCCCCTCGAATGCTGGCGAACATGCTGCCCGGCCGCTTGAAGGTTCTCGACGAGGCGCACACGAAGGCCGTCGGGTTCCGCAAATCGATTCGGCAGGCCGTCGGCCGCGAGCGTGCGCCCCTGCGCGATGTTTACCCCGTGTGGGAAACTGACGAGCACGGCGACGAGCGCGAGGTCTGGTACGGCAATATGCGAATCGTGCGCAACCGTAAGCGTATGCGGAAGCTCAAGCGCCGGGGCGTCATGTTCATGGACCTACGGGCCAAGACGGGCAACAAGCACCCCGACGGCTTCGAAGGGCCGCGTGCATGGGCTTGGTTCACGCCTCGCGACGATGGTGACAAGTACGACACCAAGCGCGTGCAGACGCCGCTCGAAGACCGTACAACGCACTACCAGACGTTGACGACCTACGGTGGCGATGTTCCTGCAGGAACACGCGAGCACGTCTGCGGCAACTACCATTGCGCGGGGGATTGCTAAACATGAGCACCGAAACTAACGGGCCGGGCAGGTTCGAGCATTGGACCGAGCGCGCGTGCGATCAAATCGACGCCGGGTTCTTTAGCGGCGATACATTCCATTACCCCGAGTCAATCGAGCGCATCGAATGGTATCTCGGGCGGTGGTCGCGCGAGCTTGCGCGCATCAAACAACGAGAGGCCGAGGAAACAATCGAGCAGGGCAAGACCGAGCCGGCGGGCGATTTAACAGACGATGACAAAGCGATGATTGTCGAGGCGTTGAACCGTCTAGCGAATGCGGCCGACAACATGGCAGCAGCGCTCGCGCAAGGGGCGTACCCGATACGTCGAGAACCTACCGCCCAAGAGTTGAACATCGGCATTGCGCATTGCCAAGCGAAGGCCGACCGGTGCCGAGAGGTCGCTGCGAAATTTAGGAAAGTGTGACGCAGTGCTAGACTGACGGGGCCGTCAGTGGCAAGATAGCCCCGTCGTATCTACTTCGGGGCTCAAACCATGACCGCTTATATTCTCCGCCAGACGCGCCGCGTTACGTTCCTGTACGTGTACGGCGCTGACGATTCCGTCGAAGTGACCGCCCACAACAACCGCGCGGCGGCCCTCGCTGCCTTGGGGGCGTAACATGTCCACCAAGCACACCCACACGCACCGGGGCCATTGTCAATTGTGCATCCGCGTGCAGGCCATTGATATGCGCACGGGCGAAGTCGCAAAGCACGGCTACTCGGTGCCGAACGGCTACTACGTCGGCACATGCCCCGGCTCGGGCGAGAAGTCGCTGCACGCCGAACGTCGCCTCGCTGACGCTGCCATCAAGAGCGCACGCGAACGCGCTGCGCATTGCATGGCGCACGTCGAGCGCTTGAACAACGGCACCGCTACGCCCGACCTCGCATGGTCCGGTCGTTACGTCAACGTCGAGAAAGTCAGCCGGCGCACGGGGCAAACCTACCGCGTCAGCGAACAAGAAATGATTCCGTTCGCACAAGCGCCCGCCGTGTATCAGGGCGAGGCCGTTCGCCGCGAGGTGTTCGAGTACGAGGCACACGCGCGCAACGCGAACGACTACGCCAACGACCTGACGAAGTGGGCGGCCGATATCTTCGACAAAGAGGTGCCGGCCTACCGCGTGAAAGACCTCGAAGCCCGCGAATGGCAGGTCGGCGATACGCTGCGCATCGGTGGCAAGAAAGGGTTCGACGCGAAAATCGAGGCAATCGAAGAACGCGATTACCGCAGCGTCGGCTACCGTCGCGGCTCGGTCACGATCAAAACCCCACACGCGCTCGTGACGTACCCGGCAGTCGAAGAGAAGCGGACTAAAGGCGAATTCAGTTACGTGACGCGCGAGGCGCAACCCGAGCGCAAAATATGGGAAGCGTTGCGCAACTACAAGCGCGAGGTGTCCCCGTTGTTCGCGAAGCTTAAAGAGGCCGGCATGCTATGAACGAAGACCAAGAGAAACCGGGGGCAAAGGATTGCCCCCACGGGCGGGCGCTTGGATTCTGCCCGCACGGCTGCGATGTTCCATACGTTGACTACTCGGGCGAGTTGAAACTGCTACCCGACGAGCCGGTCAGCGGCACCGATTACTTCGACTTCCAAATCAACAGGGGCAAGAAATGAGCACACGACTTACGATACACGCGAGCGGCGAGCACGCCGGCAAAAGCCTATGCGGTCTTAAAGACCTCATGGCGTCGAGGTTGTCCACGGTGGCGAAGCGCGTCACATGCAACCGTTGCCGATCCATCGCCGGCACCGCGCACACTTGGGCGCAGAAGAACGCCCGCACACGGTCGTCGAGGAAGCCGCCGAAGCAAGCGCGCCGCCCCGTCGGTAAAGCGCCCGAACTCGCTGCCGGTTTCTGCGCGGCTGACGCTATCGTTAGCGGTGACTACACGCCCGAGCAGGTCCGCAAAGCGCTCGGCCCGAACGCCGAGGTTGTACTGCACGAAATGCTCGGTGCGTCGGTGGCGAAGAACGTCATAGACCGCATGATAAAGCAGGCCAAGCTCGAACCGTCGCCCGGTGTGGGCGATATGCCCCGCATGGTCGAGGTCAGCGCCGAACGCCTCGCACGCCTCGAAGCGGTGTATTCGTTTGCAAGCGAGCTTTGCGACGCTATCGACCGAGCCGAGGAAGATATCGGCGGCAGTCGGCCGACGAAAGACATTGTTGCCGACCTCGGCCCGGCTGTCGGCTACGTCGATGAACTCTCGCGGCGGGTGCGCGATGAAAACGCGGGTTAGGCGTGAGCTGCGCCCGCTATTTCAATCCACGTTTGCGGCCGTTGCTGCTCGCTGGCAACGTGCCGCCGTGGCTTCAAAGGCACCCGCGCAGGTCGTACATAGTTGCGGCTGTCATATCCGCGCCAATGTGGACCGACCGCAAGGCACTGAACGCGCTACGTGATGAAGCCCGGCGACTGACGGCAGCGACAGGTATAGAACACGTTCTCGACCACATCGTGCCGTTGTGTCACCCTATGGTGTGCGGTCTTACAGTGCCTTGGAACTTGCAGATACTCACACGGGCGCAGAATGCCGCAAAGTCGAATCACTGGAACCCTTACCAATTGGAGTTGAATTTATGAGTAGTCGAGGAATCGGTGCCTTCCTGATCGGTGCGGCCTGCATCGTTGCGTTCGCCTTGGGGCTCGAAGCGAAGAGTGCCGAACCCGAGCGCATCGAAGACTTACAGTCACCGGCCATTGCGATGACCGTAGACACTGACGCCGACGGCAACCTCGTCGCTATCAGGGTGTTCGACCCCGACCTTAATCTTATCGCGGTGCTGCGTGCTGACGGCACCGTCGAGACAGACAAAGAGCCCGAGGTCGCTGCTAAGGCGTTTTGGTACGCGTTGAGCGGCTACATAAGGCAGTGCTCGAAGTTGTGACGTAGTTCGCGGTAGACTGACGGGGCCGTCAGTACGATGGCCCCATGATGAACGAAACGCAAATCAGCCCGGAAGCCCACGCCGCAGCGAAGCGCCCGATAACGGTCGTAACGAAGGGCGGCAAGCTTTCGTATATGGTTTACGGTGTTCTTGAAGTGAGCACGCTAGACGAAGCCGTCGGCATGCTCGAAGAACGCCGCAGCGAGCCGCGCGAGGTGCAGTTGATGCCCCCGCCGGTCGATGTGGCAGCGATGAACGCGAAAGCCGGCTACGACCTGATTGACCGTCGTGGCCCCGTCGAACCGTTTGTTAAATAGGAAGGGCTCAAACATGGACAACGAAGCTTTAACCGTCGCCTTATCTGCGCTAATTCTTTGCGCTATCGGCATCGGCCTATTCGTAGCGATGGTCGTCTCGGCCATCAAGTACCCGGTGTACTGGATTTTTGGCCTTGTGGTGCTAATGCTGGCCGTGTCGTGCTCGAAGGCCGACGAGCGCACGTTCGAGGTGTCGGTCATCATCGAGCAGGAAAGCGACCGCGCTGCGGCTGACGAAGCCGTCAAGGCCGCCGCTTACATTTGGCGCACGCAGGTCGGCGTCGATATCTCGGCAGTGTCCGTTACGGTGGCCCGCGTCGCCGAGCACACCAAGGCCGAAGCGCTGCTCGAAGCGGTGTCAATGTATCGTTTGGACAATGAGGCTATGTTAAAAACCGATGCTACGGTATTGTTCACGACTCGCACCCTTACGCGAGGTTACGAAGGCATCGCAACAATCGGCCCCGCTTGCTCGATTCTTTCGACGGCTGTAGTACGGCTACGCTCCGACGGCATCGACGGCGAGGTACTTGCCCACGAGTTGTTGCACACTGTCGGCGTTCCGCACGACGCCGGGCCAGGGTGGTTAATGTCCGAATCTCGTGCGCGCACTTCGGCCCCGAGCATGAGCCCCGATAGTGTGCTGACGTTCAAGGCCGCCCCGCTCGACTGTACGGCGAAGATTGAGCCCCGAGCCGTAAATCAGTCGGGCGGGGCTGTGCCTCCTGCCAGTGCCGGCGGTGGGGGTGGATCGTTCGACACGGTGTGGCTTGCGGTGCTCGGCGTGTTCGCGGTCTTCGTGTTGCTTCACCGCGCGATGCAAGCCGACAAGCGTTTCGCGCAATGGCAGACCGAGGAAATAAACCGGCTGACGCATGAACTCGTCAACCGACTGCCGACCGACTTCGTGTTGAAAGATATCTCGCAGGTAACAACGCAAGAGTTCACGAACGGCGAGCGCTCGGTCGTCGTGAGATTCCACACGCTGACGGGCATGTCAGACTTCGCGGTCTGGATTCAGGACCAAGCCAACGCAGCTCGCATGGGCCGCCCGTGAAGTGGGCCGGCGAGAAGCGAGCCCGCGCCAAGTGTCGCGAGCACATGACCGAGGCACGAGCCGCGTGCCGTCGCTACCAAGAAACGGGCGACCCTGTATTCTTAGAAATCGCGCGGGTGCATCGCATGACCGCGCGACATTTTCACCGCAACGCGTGGAAGGGGCCAGCATGGAAACCGACCCGATAGTAACCGAGTGCTTCGAGTTCGACGAAGTCGTCAGTATCGTGAAGCGTTCGCGCCGGCAATCGATATACCTGCACGTCGGAATGTGGGCACCCTACTCGGTGCAGAATCCGGCCAAGCCCCGCGAGCAGGGCGCGACGTTCTCGGCAATGGTCGAGGTCACGCGCAAGGAAGCCGTGCGATTTCTAACCGAAGAATTCCCGGCGCACCATCGCGCGAAACTGCGCTTATATGTCAGTGAATCGAAGCGTTGCATGTTCGTCGGTTCTAGCCCACGATAGCAGCGGACACCGATAACTAAGGGGCTCAACCCGTGCTTAGATTTTTGCCCGTGTTCTCGAACGGAACACGCGGCCCCGGCATCATCGCTATGGACGATGCCCGGCAGCGTGGTCGTTTTCATTCTCGGCCGAACTACTGCGACGTAGATATCGCCGCTACCTGTCGATGGTTGAACGAACGCGAGAACGGCTACCCGACCGTGTACGTTATCGACGGCTTCGACCCGCTAAAAAATAAGGCTTTGGATACTGTCTAATGCATGTTGACGCCCCTGTCAGCCGGGGCGCACACTTCGTGACGTGCATCACATGCGGGGGCTCTATGATCGAATTTTATACCGCTATGCCGTGGGTCGGCAAAGTAGCGTTGTGGCTGATTCTGTTTATGCTCGCGTTCCTGGCTTGGATCATCTACGAGGCCGAGCGCAGCCCGACCTACCTCGATGAAGATATGACGCAGCGAGCCGACGACGATGCCGAAGGGAATACCCCTAAAAAATGATCGAGCCCGGCGCAAGCACCGCAGGGCGGCCGAGAAGAAATACTCGCAGTCGCCTCGGGGTCGCTACCGGCAGCACAAGGGCAACGCCAAGCGCCGGGGCGTGCCCTTCGAGTTGACGTTCGAAGAATGGCTCGACGTGTGGAAAGGTTCCGGGCACTTCGACGAGCGCGGGAACAAGACCGCCGACGGCTATGTGATGGCCCGCCACGGCGACAAAGGCGCGTATGCTGTCGGTAACGTCAGTATCAAACGGAACGCCGAGAACACCGCCGACCGGAATCGGAACTACGCCTACGCGATGCGCGCCGGCATGCCTTGGGACTGGTACAAGAACACCCCGCACGAACCCGAGCCCGAGCAGTTGCAAATCGACGAGTGCCCGTTCTAATCTTGAGCTTCAACACACCCGCCACGCCTAGCGCCGGTCAGTCCCCCGACAGGCGACGCGCATCACTGGCGGGTTTTTTTACGTATTACAACGGGTCTTGCCCGGTTGTTATATGTTCAACGAAGTGCGCATAGTCTTCGCCGCGTAGCCCGAGCTTGAACGCCAGCCGCCGGCACTCGTCAGGATTCAACGCAGGGCGCTTTCCGGCGGCCACGGCAAGCAGGACGTTCTCGACCTCGACTCGCTTATTCAATTCCTCGCCCGAGCGCCAGACGAGCCGTATACGCAGCCGCCAGCGATAGGCAAACCAATCGAGCCGGTCAAGTACGCTGCGCATGCTGATACCACCCCATGATGTGCGCCGGGTCGGTGTTCTCGAACCCCGGCGTGCCCGGCTTGATGTACAGCAGCGGGCGGGTGCCGTCGGTGTCTGCCGCCGCAGCACGGCCGCCAGGAAGCGCGGGGTGCAGGGTGTAGCCGAGGGATTCGAGCAGGTCGCGTCGTTTGTTACGCGGAATCGTGGTGGCTTTGCCGAGCGTCGCGAGCAACCGGTCGAGGGCGGTCGATGACACCCACCCGTTCTTGAAGCCGGTCATGCCCTGCTCGATTGCTTCGAGCACTTCCTGCTCGACACTGCCAAGGCCGGCGGTAATCGCTTCCTCGGTCGCTGTCGTCTTCGGTGCGCGAATGGCGCGAGTCGTGGGGTTGAACTCGTCGGGTATCGGGTAGGTCGCCAAGAACTCGGCCACCATCGCACGGCCGCCGTTATCGATCCACGCGCGCAGCTCGGTGAAATACTGCTCGGTCATGCCATCGCGCGCGAGGTCCGATTCGTGCTGCTGCGCGCAGAAGAACGGGCAGATGCGGCGGTCGTTGCGCGTCTTGCGAATGCCGTTCTTGTGGTTCGTGTTCAATACGCCGTTGAAGCAAACCTCGCGCATCACTTTGTCGATGCCCTTCGCTTCGATTTCGAGCCGGCGGCCCGTTATCATCGGCTTGAGAGTTTCCCACAACGACTCGCGCGCCTCGCTGATCTTCACGTCTTCGACGAGCACGAGAATTTTGCCGTAGAACGGCGTATTGAACTTGCTGCCGATTTCCGACGCCTTCGGCCAATGCGTGTAACGAGCGCCGACTGCCGATTCGAGCAGGTCCGACAGGATGGTCTTACCGTTGCCCTCGACGCCTTGGATAAGCGGCCACCATTGAAACTTGTAACCGGGGAACTGCACCACGGCCGCGAAGTAGGCGAGCAAGATTTCTGCATCGTTGCCGAGCGGCAGGATACGTTTCAAGTGCTGCAGGTACGGCGTAACGTCACCCTGCACCCGTGGGATTTCGATAGGCACCCACGAGTTGATGTACGTCCACCCGTCGCGCACCATGACCTCGCGCGCCGGGCGACGCGGATCGAAGAACGCGCCCTTTACCTTGGGGAAGTTATAGACCTGCGAATGTATGAAAGCGTCCCAAGCTTTTTTGGCGGGCGTCTGGCCGTCGGCAGTCACAGCAAACGAGTAGCCCGAGAACTCGGCGTCGAAACGTTCCGACGAGAGTAGATAGCCCTGCGGCAACATCACTTGGTGAACGTCTTGCACATACACGCAACCGTTGAAGAGGTAGAGCTGCTGCGCGAGCGTGAGATAGTCGCCGACCGGCGGACGCTGCTGTAGGCCACCGTCGATTGTGAGAGGCGCGGGCGGAACTGACGGCGTAGTTAGTGCTTGCCCCGGCGCGGGTGGGATCGGAAAGGAAACCCCGACGGTCATATCGGTCGCTACGGCTGCGCCGGCTGCGAATTGTGGTAGCGCTGTCTCGACCGTCGGGGGTTGTTGCGTCGTCGAAGCGACCACGCCCCGAGGGTCTTTATACCACTGCTTTTGCGAGCCGCAAGCCCGGTTGATGGTGCCGACGAGATAGCCGGGGCGGTCGTCCCACTTCTCGCGCACGAGCGCCGAGCGACGCATCAAGCGCTCGATACGCTTGCCATCGTTGCCCGTCCAAAACGCGAGGTGATTCGCGAGCGCTTGGTCGGCCCCCGAATAATCCCACGGCGTATTTTTGAACGCGGGAAACACCCTAGATAATGTCGCGGCGTTGCCCTGAAACAAATCAGCGAACGCAGCCTTGCCCGCGAACACCGTGCCGGCCGAGTGCGACCGCATCGCGCGGCGTAGCAGCTCGTCGTCGTCTGCCGGGCCGATCCATTCCGGCACCGGCACCTCGGTCAACGTGTCGCCGTACTCTACCTCGTCGCGCGGCGGGAAGAACTCGCCGGCCAATGCGTGCAGCGCTCGGGTGTGGTCAACGAGCGCGGAACCGTGCGCGCCGTAGCCCGTTATCGCGATGAAGCGCAAACGGGTGTACAGCTCGATTTTATAAACCTTGTTCTTGACGCCGTGCTCGGGTCGCTCGCCGGTGTAGCAGCCGAAGACGTGCAGGCCGTTGCCGCTGACCGAGCACTCGACGAGCGCGCCAGGGAAACGAGCGCAGAATGCTGCCGCGTGTGGCAGCCAACGCTCGCCGTCGCGGCACTTGTCTATGTCGAGGCAAAAAAGTTTGGAACCATTGGGCAGGGTTATCGATTCGGATATCACCACGCCAACGCCGACGCCGCTGCCCATTTGCTCGGCCCACATGACGGCCTCGTCGGGCGGCATCCATTGGGCGGGGTCGTGCGGATCACATGCCGAGCCCGGCGGGTGATAGCGGCCCGAGGCATCGGTGCGGGAGTACGGGCAAATAGGAACTTTGTCGAGGCTGCCGTCGGCCTGCGGCAATAGCCGGTAGACGATGAAGGCGCGCACGCCTTGCATGTCCCGAAGCAATGGGTTAACTTCCGCCATGTGCGTGCGGTGTCACTCTTTAGCCGCCCCTATCGTCTAGCAGCGTGGGGGCGGCTTTTCCGTTTATGGGGGAACGTTACGCTGCGATGTACGCAGCTACTCGCTTTTTCAGGTCGGCGGGCATCCCCGTGTAGAGCGAAGCCGATGCGCGGTCGGCGCGAGCGTCTGCCAGAATCGGCAGCACTTCGTCGTCTATCGCAGCCTTCACGACGGCTTTGCGTAAGTTGTCCATGTTCTCGAAGTGAAACGATACGGTTGCCTCGGCCATGCGGGCGGCCTTGGCTACTTGTTCACGCGAGAAATTCCGCAGCCCGTGTTTCTTCGCCAGACTGACGGCAGCGGCAAGAATGGCAGGCTTGGAAGTGGCGCGAGGCGTTTTCGATTTTGTGCTCATGGTCTGGCGATCCTATTGCGGTGCTCGATGGTAGGTCAAGTTAATCAGTGAACGAACCTTTGCCGGTGACGATCTTCGCGTCGCCGCCTTGGGCATTGACAAGCGTTGCCCAACGTAGCTGCGCGTTTTCTTCCATCGTGCCGCTGTAGCGCCAATCCCGGCGTTTAATCTCGCGGGAGTAGAACTGCCCGATGTAGCGGCCCACATCGGCTTGCACGATTTGGCGCTTGCGAATCCCTATTAAGTCGCCCGACTTCAATGCCTCGTTTAGTTTGGCCGTATCGTTGCCGAGGCCGAACCGAACGAAATTACCGGATGCGAGCTTACCCGCTCCGACGTTATTGCGAAACAGGTAAACCCCGTGGTGTGGGGCTTCGAGTCGAACTTCGCTTTGCACACGCGCCTCGCTCGCGCTGCTCGGCTCGTCAGCCTCGGGGGTGTAAATGACCGAGTGCGCCAAATCGACGAGGGCGGCAGCGGGCACGCCCCACTTCGCGGCCCACGCTTCAAGGGTCAAGAGTTGTGTATCGATCATGCTGTAACCTCGTATACGCCGTGCTTGTTTAGGTCTGCCGCGATTCGTGTTTCGAGCGCTGCTGCATCTGCAGTGCCGAGTGTCTGCGCGGTCATGTAGTCAACACCGAATCGGAAAAAGAATAGTTTCTGCGCCTCGCGGTAGTTAAGCCCGCGCTCGAACTGCCAGCCGCCCCACACTTGCATAAAGCGCTGTAGGCTTTGCTGCTGCCGGTAGCGGTCGTGATGGTTTCGTATCATGCCCTTGCGCATGCCAGCGTCGGCACCGTAGGGCACCACGAGCGGCCCGTTAACGCGATCTACTTCACCGCGCAGCGCAGCCAGCAACGCAGGGTCGAGTTCCACGAGGTCGCCGTCAACGGCTTCGAGACTGGCGCGACCGGCAGGCACGGGGATAACGCCGCAGTGTGGGCAAGCGAGGTAGAACGCCTCGTAAGGTTGAAAGCAACCCGCTTTAGGAACCCCGTTCACGTCCACACCATCGACGCACACGCGCAGCGGTATAGCATCACTCTTGCCTCGGCCTGCGCCCGTGGGGCGTCGAGCAGTTGTATATTCCTGCAGCGAGTCGGGCAGCCCGCGAAACTTCGCGTGCCAAATGATGTTGCCGACATGATCGATAATAATCGCCTTCGGCTTCGTGCTCGCCGCGATGATGCGCTTGCGCTCGTCGTCGGTGTAGTAGTCCCAATACTTCCAATAAGACTCGTCAACCATCACACGCAGCGCTCGGCCGAATTGCTGGCACATGAGCTGCCAGGATGCAGTCTTGCGCGCCATGCTGACGACTTCGATAGCGGGCACGTCCACGCCTTCGCCGAGACAGTCTACCGAGACGAGCTGCAGAATTTGCCGCGCTCGGAATTTTTCCATTAGCGGGCCGCGCACCTCGATAGGCGTATCGGCCGTGATGATTTCAGCGGGCACGCCGGCATCTTGGTACGCCCTGCGCAGCTTGGTCGCTTCCTCGATATCGACTGCGAACGTTACGCCGAGCTTGCCGGCGGCGAACTTGAGATACGTTTTAACAACATCGCCGACGATTTGGCTTGACGCGTGCGTCGCCGCTCGCAGCTTCGGCATGTTGAACTCGCCCGAGGGGCCGACGGGCACTTCGTCGAAGGCAATGTCGCTGCCGACGCAAATGATGCGGTAGTCGGTTAGAAAGCCTCGGTTGATAAGCTCGCGAGCATGGGGGCCGATTACAAGCTTATCGACGAGCCCGTCAGCCTCACGGCCGAGCCCTTTGCCGTCAGCGCGAACGGCGTGCGCCGTAGGAAACAATCCGCGCGCGTTCGGAAACATCAACTGCGCGCGGCCCCATTTGTTCTCGCTTAGAACGTGGTGCCCTTCGTCCTGCACCACGAGGCCGACTTGCGAATACCATCGGTCGGCGGTGTCGTGCTTGATGATCGTATCGACGCCAGCGACACGGATGCGCGACCGAGAGTTGTAGCTGCTATGCCCTTGTAACTTGTGCTGCAGCTTTATTATCTGCTGCACGACTTTCTTCGGCGCTACGATTGAATGCTCGACGTGCTCGCGGTTGAGTGCGAGCGCTGCCTGCCCGACGAGTTCTTGCCGGTGCGCGATGGCACACGCGGGCGCATCGAAGTCTCGAATAATGTCGCAGAATAACACCGTCTTGCCCGAACCCGTGGGCATCACGGGCATGACGTTGTAGACGTTGGGCTCTTGCCAAGCGCTGTATATTTCAGCCTTGGCGGTTTGCTGGAAATCTCGAAGCATTAGTCGCGGAACCTTTCGGCAATCTTAGTTAGTTTGGTGCGGATGCCTTCGACCTCGGCGGCCCGTTCGCCCCACCGATCCGAATCACGATACTTTGCGACTTCGTTTTCTACAAGCTCGGCGAGGTATGACGGGGGCAGCGCGTCGAGTTCCCACGATTCCTCGCCATAGTTGCGCTGATACTCCGCGAAGCGGCTGTCGGTGGTCTTCGCCGGATTCGGCGGCGGCTTGCGCTGCTTGATTTGATCCATGTTCAGGGCGACCCTGACGAGTTCGATAGCCGAGCCCTCGCAGAATAACTCGATGCGTTCTCGCAGGTCGCGCGTCATATCGAGGCCGCTTGGGTCATGGTCGCCGAGGTGAATCACCACGACGGTTTGCGAGTGCATGACCGGCAACAAGTCTTCGACCGCGAACTCGCGCAACACGCTGGCGCTCGGGTAGCCGCGAGCAGCGAGCAGCGGCACGTCGAGGTTGTAGCAGGTCGATTCGAGCACGCCTACGAGCGCTTCCTTTTCGATGATGACAAACGGCCGGCACTCTTGGTTGTCCCACATATCCATGTGGAACCCGCGCGCGGCAATCTGTAGAATCTGTTTCCCCGAGTCGTAACGGTTGCGGCGCACGAACGCGCGGGTGCGATCTTCGATTGCGTCCCAATCCATCAAGCCCGCAAGCCGTGCGTTATTTACTAAGTCGGTCGTGTTCTTGTAGCTGCGCTCGTTGTTGGGGATCACGTCACGCGCTACGAGTTGATAGTAGAGCTGCCGAACTGTGAGCCGAAAACCCTGCTCGATGTATTCGCCAATGATTGCGTTCATGATATCGACGAGCGCTTCGCTTTTACTCGTGAAGCGCTGCGATGTGTAAGCTTGCTTTGCCATGTTGAGCCCTTGAAGTTGACGGGGCCGTCAGTGTCGTGCAGACTGACGCAGCCGTCAATACACCCGCACACTAAAGAGGTAACACCCGTGCAACTAATGATCGATATAACCCAAGAGCCGCCCGAGGCGTTGGACCTCGCCGCGCAGTTCTTGTCGCAGCATGCCGCGCTGAAACGAGCCGGCGGTCTTCCGGCCTACACTGGCGGCACACCCTTCGCCGATGTTCCTGCAGGAACACAAGCCGAGGTGCCAGTGCCCCCGGTGCCGGTCGTGATTCCGCCGCCCCCGCCGCCGGCCCCGTCGAACGTTGTCGCTTTTCCGACGCCGGTGCCCCCTGCGCCTACTGCGACGGCACCGGCTACTTCTACAGCGAACCCGACCTCGGTTTCTGCGGTTGTGCCGCCGGCACCGCCCGCAGCGGTGGTTACTGTGACGCCGCCGAATGTCCCGGCCGCGCCGCCTGCAACGCCGGGTGCCCCGGCTACTGACGACTACGACAGTTCGGGTTTCCCGTTCGACGCTCGCATCCATCAAAAGGGTAAGGGCACGAAGAAAGACGGCACTTGGAAACTGCAGAAGGGCATCGACGCCGCCCTCGTGACTGCCGTTACGCAAGAACTCGCGAACGCTGGCCGCATGCGCACGCCGGGTTCGTCGAGCGCGCCGGCTGTCGAGGTGCCGGCGGCCCCGAGCTTTCCCGGTGCCGTGCCTTTGCCCCCTGTCCCGAGCGTTCCCGTTCCCGACGGCGTGCAGCCACAAGGAACCGGGCAGCATGTGCCAGTTCCGCCACCGCCCGCCGTTGGGGCCATACCTGTACCACCGCCCCCGGTGTTAGTTCCCCCCGCCCCAAGTGCGGCCGTGCCCGTGCCCCCTGCGCCTGTATTGGGGGTGCCCGACGCCGGACACGCGAGCGTGGTGCCACCCGCGATAGATTTTCGCTCGCTCGTGGCGAAGATCACAGCAGCGCGCAACGCGGGGAAGATCACGCCCGAGCAGGTCACGGCGTACATTCAACAAGCCGGCGCACCGTCGCTGCAGTTGTTGAATAGCATGCCGCACCTAATCGGCGCGGTGAATGATCTACTCGACATGCACCTCGCAATGGCGTGACGCACATGGACCGGCGAAAGCGTTACAAACTGCCCGACGGTAGCTACTTCATCGAAGTGCGACCCGACGTGTATCATTTGTTTAACGCTTTCGGCCGGTTCGTTTCCGAACTAACTGCCGAGGTCGTCAGCCTTGGCGAGAACCAACAAGAGGCCGCAGACCATGATAAGCCCCGTAAGGGTTAGACCATCATCGCTCGCACTCACGATTGCTTGTAACGCAAGCCTGCAGTTACAAGAGTCGGTGCCGCCACTACCGCAGACACCCGAGAAACGCGAGGGCACGGCGGCCCATTGGGTCGCACGTCGATACCTTGCCGGCTTCGCCCACGAGCTGCCCGTCAACGCGAAATTCGTCAGCGAGGGCGAGGAATGGACCGTAGACGCGGACATGCACGCCGGGGCGATGATGTATTGCCGCGCGATGAACGCACCCGACCCCGAGATGCATATCGAGGAAACGATGCCCATTACGCGCGTCAACGACGAATGCGCGGGCACCCCTGACGGCTGGCGATACTTCGAAGACGCTCGGCAAGCGTATCAAGTCTGCCCGCCAGGATTGCCCGAGGGTCGCTTCAACGAGGGCCGTATCAAGCTCGTGCGTGTGGGCGACTACAAGTACGGGCACCGCTACGTCGAGGTGTTCGAGAACCCGCAGCTTTCATCCTACGCGGCCGGCGTAATGGAAAAACTCGGATTGCTCGACATTGACGACGATCTATATATCGAACTCATTCTCGTGCAGCCGCGTTGCTACCACCGCGAGGGGCAGGTCAGATACTGGCGCACGAAGGCAATCGCGCTTAGAAACATCCTGATAGATGCGAACACCGCAGCCGACCAAGCGTTGATGCCGCTCGGCGAATCGTTCGCCCCGAAGGCGCACCCCGGCAAGCACTGCTCGGACTGCGAAGCGCGGCATGTCTGCGTCGCCCTTCAAAACTCTAGTATGAAGTGGGTCGAATACTCGCAAACCGCCGAGCGCGCCGAGCTGCCCCCGCTGGCAGTGGGCATCGAACTCGTCGTGCTGTCCGAAGCCTTGAAGCGACTCGAAGCTCGTAAGACCGGGCTCGAAGCGCAGGCCGAGGCGTTACTGCGCGCAGGGCAGCCGGTGCCTTATTGGCACATGGAAGCCGGCGGCGCAAAGTTGACGTATTTCGACAATGTTAACGCTGACGAACTCGTCGGGCTCGGCGATTTGATCGGCATCAATTTGCGCAAGGTGCTGCAACGGAAAGACCTCGTTGTAACGCCGACGCAAGCGATACAGCTAGGCATTGACCCCGAAGTCATGAAAGCCTACGCTTCAAGACCGCCCGGTGCGATGAAGCTCGCACGGGATAATTCCATAACCGCACGCAAGGTGTTTTCCAAATGAATGCAGCCGTAGACAATCAGATTCTTTTACCCGTTGCGCGCCTCGTGCAAGGCGACTTGTACGAGCCGCAAACGGAAGATATGCAGGGCAATAAACTGACGGTGAAGTCAGGCGAGAATGCCGGCAAAGACCGCGTGAACTATTTCTTTTCGGTCGCGATCCCGAAGGCCGGCGAGCAAATTTGGTGGCAGACGCAATGGGGCGCGAAAGTGTACGCACTGGCGCAAGCCGCTTGGCCGGCGTGGTTCGATCCGTCGAACGGCGCGTGCAAGCACCCCAAATTCTCTTGGAAGATCATCGACGGCGATGATGCCACGCCGAACCCCGAGGCGAACATGCGGCGCAACTGCGACCGCGAAGGGTTCCCCGGTCATTGGGTCGTGCGTTGTTCGTCGGGCTTCGCTACCAAGGTGTTCGACGAATCGGGCAACCCGCTCTTGCAGCCGGGGCTCGTGAAGTGCGGCTATTGGGTCGAGGTGCTTATCTCGATAAACACGAACGGCAACACGCAGAAGCCGGGCATGTTTATCAATCACAACATGGTCGCTTACCGTGCGCCGGGTAAGGAAATCATCGCCGGCCCCGATCCGCGCACCGTGGGCTTCGGTCGTTCCGCGCTGCCTGCCGGTGTCACCGCGCAGCCGCTCGGCAACACGGCGAACATGCCCGCCGCTGCAGGGCTGCCGCCCGCCCCCGGTGCGATGCCACCGCCGCCGCCGAGCGCTGCAGCGATGCCACCACCGCCACCGGCTGCCGCCCCCGTCGGTATGGCCCCACCGCCGCCGGCTGGCGTTCCAGTGCAGGCACACCCCGGCTTTATCGCCCCGCCGGGCGGTGCTATGCCGCCGGTTCCGGGCGCACCGGTCGCGGCTGCCGTTCCCACACCGCCACCGCCGGCAGCGGCAGCAGCGCCCCCGGCTGCGTTCGTGTGCCCGCTCGGTGCCCCTGCAGGTTTCCGTATGGTCAACCAGAATGGCGGGCGCTACGATGCGTTCCGGCAAAACTCGTGGACCGACGCGCAGCTCTTGCAGGCCGGCCACATGGTGAAACTTTAACGTAACGGGGTTCGCATTGCCGAGGGTGTCGATGTTGAACGACTCGACACCGCTCGACGACGACATTCCGTTCTAACTGACAGACCCGTCGAAACCCCGCGCGCCCTCGGCGCGGGGCGTAGACGCAAGGGCGACAACATGAGCACACCGAAAACACGCAGTCACATCGGCGACCCCTGCAAGAACTGTAAGACCCCGCACGACAAAGTTGCGCCGGGGCCATGTACGGGCAAGGCGTTGACCAATCAGCAGCAGCGGCGATATATCAAAGACCGCATAGACAGCATCAAGAGCGGGGCCGCGCGCAAGCGTTGGGATATCGACAAGAAATTCAAAACGCCGGCCCGAGTGATTCGCGCGCAGAAAACGATTCAAGAGTACAACACCAAGCGCTCGGCGATGATCGAGGCCGAGGTCAAGCGGCTGAAACTTGAGCACGACGATATTTCACGCGCCGCCGTCAAGGTTCGCGAGGCGTTGTTGTTTGCTACGCCCGAAGCCGCCCTCGAAGAGTTGAACAAGTTCGCAGCGTTGTACCCGTTCGAAAATCTGTAATGTCGCACCCGTGGGAATCATACCGAGCCGGCACGCTCGTCGCCGCCGGCCTCGGTTACGCGACTGTCCTACCCGACTTCGACTTCGAAACATACAGCGAGGCCGGGTACGTTTACGACAGCATCGGTAAGAAATGGGTCGCACCGCCAGGGCTCGGCAAAGAGAATAAAGGGCTAGGCGCAGTCGGTGCGCGCAACTACGTCGAGCACCCGACGTTCGAAATTCTTTCGCTGTCGTGGGATTTGAAAGACGGCAAGGGCCGCCGATGGTGGCGGCCAGACTTCTGCGCAGGCATGCGCGTGCCCCCGCACCATCGCCTTTGCGACCCTCGCGAGCTTTGCGAATACGTCGCACGCCTCGGGCTGCTCGAAGCTTTTAACATCGGCTTCGAGTTCACAGTCTGGAACTACTACTGCGTGCCGGTGCTCGGCTGGCCGCCGTTGTATGTAGTGCAGTGCCGTTGCTGTATGGCGAAGTCGCGAGCGAACGCGTACCCCGGCGCACTCGAAGACGTAGGCGACGTGCTTCACTTGCACGAGCGCAAAGACGAGGCCGGCGACAAGCTCATCAAGAAACTGACGGTGCCGAAGAAACCGACGGGCGATAACCCGCTCTTGCGTTGGACACCGTTCACAGCCGGCGAAGACTTCGAGCGCTTCTACGAATACAACCGACAGGACATTCGCACCGAGGCCGAGGCGTCGATGCGACTGCCCGACCTGTCAGCGCGCGAGCTTGCGATATGGATGATGGACCTATGCATAAACCAACGCGGGATGCAGATAGATCGCAAGGCCGTCGAGGATTGCATCGCGGTCGTCGAGCAGTGCTTCGCGAAGTATAACGCCGAGCTGCAACGCCTCACTAACTACACCGTCAAGAACACATCCGAGGTGCAGAAAATTCTCGTTTGGATGGCACACCGTGGCGTCACGTTGTACAACCTCGACGAAGAAACATTAGAGGAAGCGTTGCAGCGCAAAGACTACCCGCTCGAAGTGCAGCGCGTGTTACGACTGCGGCAAATGCTCGCGTTCGGCAGCGTTAAAAAGTTGTTCGCGTTCCGTTCCCACACCACACGGCACGGGCGCTTGCACGATCAATACGTCTACTACGGCGCGCACACTGGATTGTGGAACGGTCGAGCGGTGCAGGTCGCGAACCTTTACTCGGGCATGTTCAAGAAACCGGCCGACGCCGAACGCGCGCTCGCGGTCATCGCAGGGCGCACGCTCGAACTCGTCGAATACGAATACCCCGGTGTCGATCCGCTCGAAGTCGTCGCGAGCTGCTTGCGTTCGCTAATCATCGCCGCGCCCGGTCATCGTCTGATATCTGCAGACTTCTCGGCTATCCAAGCCGTCGGCACGTCGTGCTTGTTCAACGAGCAGTGGCGCATCGACGTGTTCAGGACGCACGGCAAAATCTACGAGATGATGGCCGCCATGCTGACCGGCAAGACTCTCGAATATTACGTACAGTACAAAAACGAAAATAAGAAACATCACGAAGACCGCCAGACGTTCGGAAAAATCCCCGTGCTCGCGACCGACTTCGGCGCGTGGGTCGGCGGCTGGAAACGTTTCGGTGCCGAGAAGTTCGGCGACGATAGGGCTATCAAAGATATCATTTTGCGAACGTGGAAGACCGTACCGAACATCGTCGAAGGGTGGGGCGGCCAGACACGAAACAAATTCAACCGAGCGCCCGACGGCAGCTACGCGCAGGCACGCCCCGAACTCTACGGGCTCGAAGGCGCGGCAATCTGCGCGGTGCTCAACCCTGGCACTTGCTACAACTCGAAGCCCGGCGCGCGCATGGGCGTGTTGTATCAGATGCACGAAGACGTTCTATATTGCCGGCCGCCGTCGGGCGGTTTGATTCAGTACCACGCGCCACGCTTGCGCAAATCGATTCGCGAGTACGCCGAACCGTGGGAAGTCGAACTAAGTTACGAGGGGTGGAATAGCAACCAATCGAAGGGCGTGCCCTACGGGTGGTCGCGAATGAAACTCTACGGCGGCGTGCAGACGCAAAACGTTGTAAGCCACATGTGCCGGGAAATCCAAGCCGATGCGCTGCTCGCTCTTGAGCATCGCGGCTACCCGGTCGTAATGCACACGCACGACGAGAACGTAACCGAGGTTCCCTACGGTATCGGCAGTAAAGAGGAATACATCGGCATCGTGCGCGACTCGCTGCCGTCGTGGGCAGTCTGCGAAGACGGGCAGCCCTGGCCGGTCAAGGTGCCCGACGCGTGGGAAGCCGAGCGTTACGGGAAGTGGGAAGACTAAAAAGTGTGACGCACTACTAGACTGACGGGGCCGTCAGTGGCAAGATGGCCCCACTTTCAACCGCAGCACGACTAGAGGATACCTCGCCATGCTGATCCGCCAGATGCCCCTGCCGCCCGCCCCCACACCCCCGAAGGCTAAAGTGTGGTCGGCCTACCAAACCCGCATTTTCGATTTCGTCGCCGCGACGCAGCCCGACCTCGACGCCGCCTTTAACGGCAAGCGTAACGGTGTTGTGATCGGTGTCGCCGGCTGCGGCAAATCGACCACCATCGAGGAAGCCGTGCGCCGCACTGGCATGGCGAACGCCGTCGTGTTGGCGTTCAACAAGTCGATAGCCGACGAACTCAAGGCGAAGGGTGTCAACGCCCGCACGTTTCACTCGCTGACGTTCGGGGCAGTCATGCGCCACAAGCGCCAGAAAGACCCCACCGCCAACAAGCTGCAGCAGATTATCGACGCGACCATGACCGGCGAAGAACGCGAGCGCTACGGCAGCTTCGTTGCCCGGCTCGTCAGCCTCGGTCGTAACGCCGGCATCGGCTGCTTGCAGATTGATACGCCCGACAATTGGCTCGCGTTGGTCGAGCACCACGACCTCGAACTCGACCACGAGGAAGCCCGCATAGAGCGCGCGCTGCAGCTCGCCTCGCAGACGCTCGAAGCCTCGAACGCCTCGCCGCTCGTGGATTTCGACGATATGCTCTACCTGTCGGTGCGCGACGGCCTCACGCTGCCTAAGTTCGATTTCGTATTCGTTGACGAGCTGCAGGACACGAACGCGATTCAAATCGCAGTCATCCGCAAGATTATGCACCCACGCACCCGCATCATCGGCGTCGGCGACCCTGCGCAGTCTATCTACGGCTTTCGCGGTGCCGACTCCGACAGCATGGCGCGGTTCGCTGCCGAGTTCGATGCAATCGAGCTGCCGTTGACGGTTTCCTACCGCTGCCCGAACAACGTCGTGCAGTTCGCCCGCAAGTGGGCGGCGCACATCGAAGCCGCGCCGGGTGCCGCTGACGGTTCCGTCAACAAGCTCGACACGGCTTGGACGCCGAAGACGTTCGAGTCGGGCGACCTCGTTGTCTGCCGCACGACTCGCCCGCTTATCTCGCTGGCCTACCAGTTGATTAAAGCCCGCGTGCCGGCGCGCATCATGGGCCGCGAAATCGGCAAAGGCTTGTCGGCGCTCGTCAACAAGATGCGCGCAAAGGGTGTTGACCGGCTCGTCGAGAAGTTGAACGCGTACACCGCTCGCGAGGTCGAGAAGTGCATCGCGAAGAAACAAGAGGCGAAGGCCGAAGCGATTGCAGATAAAACGGCAGCGCTGCTCGTTATCATCGAGTCGCTGCCCGAAACGAATCGCACGGTGCCGGCGGTGCTCGACGCTATCGACGCGTTGTTCTCCGACTACTCGGCCGGCGTGGTCCTGGCAACGATCCACAAGGCGAAGGGGCTCGAAGCCGAGCGCGTATTCTGGTTGAACTCTTCGCAGTGCCCGAGCCCGTGGGCTAAGCAGGAATGGCAGCAGCAGCAAGAGCGTAACCTTTGTTACGTTGCTGTGACGCGCGCTAAAGTGTCGCTGCATCTGATCGAGGAACGACGCGACGAGGAACGAAAGGCCGCTTAACCGAGGAACTTGCAGACATGGACAACTTGACGAACTTCGAACGATTGATCTTTGAAGCCCTGCAGAAAAAGCAGGGCGAGACGGTGACGCGCGACGAAATATTCGTTGCGCTGTACCCCGATGGAAAGCAGACGAACTCGAACGGCATCGAGGTGTTCGTGCGCAGGCTTCGCGTGAAGCTCGGCGATACGGCCACGATTTCGACCGTGCGGGGCGTCGGCTACCGACTCGAACAAAAAGCCGCGTAAAGGGGCGGTGATTGCACACGGTGCGGTTCCGGGGGTTCGGGTGTTATGAGCACCCGCCCGGACGAAGGCCGCTTAATCCACCCTGCAATGAACGGGGCCGTGTGGTTTTACTAACGAGGCTGTCAGCGTGTTACACGAAGCAATTGCAGTACAGATTCGGCGAGCGGCCACGATAAGCACATGCGGGCGCTACCGCACGTCGTTGCATCGTTGGTGGGTCGAGCACCCGAAGCGGTGGGTGTTGTGGGTGATGCTCAACCCGAGCACCGCGAACGCCTTCCTTGACGACCGGACCATCGAGCGCATTATCGGGTTCTCGCGAGCGTGGGGTTACGACGGGCTCGCGGTCGGCAACCTGTACTCATTTCGGGCCACCGACCCCGACGAGCTGCAGCGCGCGGAAGACCCTATAGGGCCGTTGAACGACGTGTATGTGCGGAACATGGCAACGGTCGCCGAAACGGTCGTCGTCGCTTGGGGCGCGCATTCGTTCGTCTGCCCAGCGATTCCGGCGCGGATGCTGCAGACCATCGGCAAGCCGGTGATGTGCCTCGGCACGACCAAGGCCGGGCACCCGAGGCACCCGTTATATCTAAGTAAAGAAACTAAGTTAACAGAATACAGCCGGGCATGACCGGCTGTTATATGTTAAGCGATTTTCTGCTCGGCGTTGCGGTAGTCGCGCCACGGCAGCCAGCCGCAGGAACGCACGCCAAGCCACCACGAACGCGCCACGGACGCGCTGTAACCCTCGGCGACCATCGCGACCCGCAAGAACTCGTCGGCGTCTGCGCGGCTGCAGACGCGGCCGTCGGGCCATTTGCCGTTGCGGTAAAGGTAGTCGTGTACGACGGCGGCCTTGCGGCCCGTGTGCCAGGGATCGAACGCCCGGAACCGTCGCAGCATTTGCGGGGTGCTGCCGAGGTCGGTGTCGGTGCCGGCAGGAATGACGACGGTGCCGTAACGCAGGTCGCCCCACACGAGAGGCGCGAGCAACCGACCGTAGCCCGGTGCAGTTGCTCGCAGGTCTAAATCAGTCAGAAACATACAGTGCCGCCATGTTCTCGGCCCACCCGAGCACCCGGTCGATTGATATCACAGAATCGGCCGACATGTAACCTTTACCGACTCGTGTTTCGATCTGCTCGGCGATCCGCCCCGCAACCTGCAGCGCGAGCGCTTTTTCGCCCGGCGATAGGCTACGCTCGCCGATGCGCTTCAAGAGGGCGCTACGCAGGTCGCCGACGGTCGTCTGCTCTTGCGTGAGCATGTTTTGCAACTTGTCGATGGTGTCCACAATCTCGGCCGCGCGCTGCGCCGGCTGCGAGCTGTTTTCGAGCACGAGCACGATGCCAGTCTCGACCGCGAACCGTTCCTTGTCTTGGCCGTCGGGTGTGGATGCGCAACCGGCTAGACCGACGAGCGCGGCAGCAACGAGCAGTAAGCGTTTCATAGTTTGCAAGCCTCTTGGAAATAGGGTAGTGCCTTCGCGATTGTACCCTTGCCCTGCGGCGTGTTGTAGAACTGTTTCCAGTAGGCCGCCATCGCTTGCGCGTCACCCTCGGCGGGCAGCGCTGCTTTCAAACGTCGATAATGCACGCCGCACATCGCCGCCGCGTAACGAAGATTCCAGTGCATGACCGTGACCTCGGGCGGAACGCGCGAGGTGCCAGCGAGCTGCAAGAGCGTGTCGCGGAACGCGCTCGGCTGGTAGTTGATGAAGTTGCGCCACAAGTCGTCGTGGGTCGCCTTTTCCATTTGCCAGAAGCCGTAAGCGGGGCCAGGGCCGGGCGTCGTCTGGTCGAGGTAGTTGTACCCCGACTCGGTGCCGCCCGTTCCTATAACGAGCTGCACGCGCGCCGGCTGGTCAAGCCCGAGTGCCCACAAGGCCGGGCGCACCACGTAGTCGCGGATATCGGCGAGGTTCACGGCGTGCCCCGGTGTAAGAGGTCCGTCACCCATTGGCCGACCGCAGTCAAGAGCGCGCCGCCGGTGCCGGCAGCCCCGCCGACTTTCCATAGCATGCGACGCGCACCGGTTTCTTGCTGCCCGCGTTCTACGAGAACTTTCACCGACGCTTGCAAATCCACAAGGCTTGCAGTCAGCGCGGGGATGGCAGCTACCGCCGCCTTCACCTCGCGCATATCTGCCTTGTGTTCCGAAACGTCGTTTTCGATGTTGCCTATGCGCGCGTCCATTGAGCCCAATTCGCGAAAGACTGCTTGTTGTGTCTGCTCGTTCATTGTCGCTAATCCGCGCCGAGGGTTATCACTGAACCGTTAGTAAGATTTACCCGGCCGTCGATCTGCCGGAATTGTGACGTGCGTCACCGAAAAATTGTCATCAAGCAAGAGTTGCCGCCAGGGCCACCGCCACCGGTGCAAGTGCCCGTGAAGACCATCGACGACCCGGTGCCCCACCGCCACGAGCGAAACGAGCCCGAGGTGTTGTAGGTCGCCGAGGCCGAGGTGTAGATGCGCACCGAGCCCGCCGTATCGACTACTCGTATGTAGCTGAAATAATTTTGCGGCTGGCTTTGATTCGAGCCGATCAGGAAATCGTAAGTGCCCGACAGCGACATCGCGCACGAGATGCCGAAGTTATTCATTGCAAGCGAGCTTGTACCCTGCGTCGTGGTGTACGAGCCGGCAAGCGTATTGATACCGGTGCAAATCAGATTGCCGGCCTTGTAACCGGTGAATCCGCTCGCACTGCCGACAGTGATGTAACCAGACGCTAAGACCTGCGTCGGGGTCGCATACGACATTGCTTGCGGTGTGGCTGACGCAATCGGCAGCAGCGCAGCGAGAACGAAGAGTGCAAACTTTTTCATAGAATGCCACCGCCCCAAATCGACCAAGAGCCCAACGTCGTAAACACGGTCGCAGTCACCACGGCACCGACTGCAATCGTTCGCGTACCGCTGCCGATGGTGCCCGACCCGTTGTACCAACTAAGCGCCGTTGCCGCGACCGACAGCGAGCCCGAGCCCGCGTTGACGATGGTAAGCACGCAGTTTACAGCGGGGTCGGAATCAAGCGTAAGAGTCTGCGAGCCCGCACCGGTGAACAAGAGCACCTTGCCACAGTCGGTCGATTGCGTGTTGTCGGTCGTAGAAAAGCTGCGAGGCACGAGCGACGTGCCGCCCGGTGCCGGGCAATTCGTGCCGTTCGCTTGGCAAACTGCGTTGCCGGCCACGTACAGGCCGCCCGCGTTCAACGTGCCAGCGCCCTGCGCCGTCTGCGCGTTGCCCATTGTCGCGCTACCTGCGCCGTCGATGGTTAGGAAGTTCGTCGAGGCCGTCACGTCCTGCACCGTCAACGCGGCATCGCTGGCGTTCGTGCCGGCGTCGATTTGCACACCGTTCGAGGTGCCGGTGCCAGCGTCGCCGTGAACATACAACGACATGCCGTTGACGCTCGGGCCGTTGATGGTGAAGCCAGGGCCGCCAGCCGACGGCGCTGCGGTTGTGATTTGCCCGTTAGACGCAACCGTCATTCGGCTGCCGCCGTTCGCCTGCAGCACAAGCGAAGTACCCGCGACGTTGACGGTGCCGTTATTGTGGCCGAACGTCGTCGTAGTGAAACCGCCCGAAGCGCGACTCGCGATAATGAGCGAGTTCATTAGCGACCCGGCATCGGTGTACGAGTTCAACTGCAGTTGACCCGACGCCGAAGCTTCGAGGCGAATGTCTTTGCGATCCGTTGCCGCGCCAGTAGTAAACAAGCGCAACGCGGGCGTAGCGTTCGACCAAGTATTCTGCGCGGTCCATGTGTTAGTGCCGCCGAGACTGACGCCACCGGTAGGCGTTTCCCAAGTCGGGCCGCTCGCGCCCCATGTGAGAACCTGCGACGCGCTACCCGTGTCACCGCTGACGGTCCATTCGCCGTTGCCAGCAATCTGCAATCGCGAGCTGCCGGCCGTCCAAAAGTCGAGCACGCCACCGGCACCGCCGATGCCGCCGGCAATCATCACATTGCCGCCGAGCGTACCTGCGCCGCCCGACAGTGTAGCCGTGCCGCCGGTGCCGCTCGTCGCGTCGCCGCCGTTGTATTGAACCGCGCCACCGTTACCCGAGGTCGCGCCACCGGCTGCACCCTTTACGACGAGCGTGCCGCCGGCCGAGGTCGCGTTCGCTGCGGTCGGGCCAAATACGGCGGCCGTTGCATTCGCGCCGTCGCCTAGCGTGAACGCAGGGATGCCCGCGCCGACGTAGTTCGGATCGTAGTAAAGTTTCGCGCCGGCAAACACGCCGCCGTTGTTGTACTGCATTTGCCCCGACGTGCCGGCAGGGTTGCCACCGGCCGCCGCGCAGGCACCATCGCCGCGCAAGAACGTCGAAGAGTTACAAGTGCCAGACCACAACGAGATAACCGTCGAGGATGTGGCCGCAGTGGTCACATACGTCGAAGGGTTGCCGACTAAGATACCGTTCGCCGGCTGGAACAAATTAAACGTAGCAGCGTTGACGACTGACGCAACCGTCAGTGCAAGAGCTGCTAGGGCAATGCGTGCGTGCTTCATCATGTTAGTAACCACCTATCGAGGCCGGAGAACCATTGCAACGTCAAAGTTTGATTCGTCACGAGTGCAAGGTCGGTCGCTGCCCTGATTCGATTGTCGGCAGTAGACAAGCCGCTATTCGCGAGAATCTGCAACAGGTTCGCCCCTACGTTCGACACGTAAAGAATCTGCCCGTTGCGTTGGGCGACGAAGCCCGAAATATCACATGCGCCCGCCGTCGTATCAATATCGAGGGCGTAGTCGCTGGCCCCTGGCAGCACGACGTTATTCTGCGCGCCAGACAGCGGCGTCGTAGCGGTCAGCGGATCGAGCGCGCGCCACCCGGTGTCGTCGTCGTCCGGGTCGTTGACGTTGGCGTCGAGCAGGTTCACCCACACTCGGCCCGGCGTGGTGATGCTCGCGACCTCGGCACCGATTGCGTACCCGGTAAACGCGTCGCTTGCGTCTTCGTTCCAGTTGACCCGCTGGCCGGCCTGCAGCAGCGCGATATACGCGGTAATCATGTACAGGATGCCGTTCATGTCGCGGCCTCGCGGCGGGATACCACCCGCTGCAAGGTCGGTCATGTTGAGCGGCCCGAAGCCCGTGTCGAACGCTGCCGCACCCGGCTCGGTCAATGTTTGATCGGGGATCGGGATAGGCAGTTGTATATACGTCGGGTCGGCATCCGCGCCGAACGGCTTGACGACAATGTTAGTTGGAACGATTACGCCGGACATGTTTGCAACCTCTTAGACAAGCTCGGCCCAACGTGCGACGTTAGTGCGAGCGCCGCTGCCGTTGACTCGGTACGTTTGCCCGGCGGGCACGGTGAACGTGATAGCGATTTCGTTGTCGGCCGACGAACCGTTCGACGTTGTGACAATCTGCACGGCACCTACGAGCACGTTGACGTTGCCGCCGCCGCTCGTGATGTTGATCGAGACGACGACCTCGATAGGGCGGCCCGTCGAGTTCGTGTATGTGATGTTCTTGTCTTTGCCGGGCAACGTCCACGACTGACCGTAACCAATCGAGGCCGTCGCTTGCACGAACGCAGTCGTTGCAACACGCGAAGAATTATCGCCCGCGCTCGGCGTCGGTGCCGTGGGCGTACCCGTCAGCGCCGAATTGTCGAGGATAGTGCCGCGCCACTGATTGACCGCACCCACGGGTACTTGTGCGTTCGAGACTTGCCCGGCGAAGTTCGCGAGCAAGAGCTGCGCTTGCAAAGCAGTCGGCGCAATCTTCCGCAGAAAGCCGTCGTTGTTGTACTCGAAGAAAATCGACGAGGCCGGCAGGTTCTCGATAGCGCTCGACTGATTGAAGTAGACCGCATACACGTAGCCCGCGTTCGTTCGCTGTACGATGGTCAGCGGGTTCGGCGCTTGGTCAATCGGCAAGTTCACCGGCGCAACGACGTTGTAAACATTCGTCGCGTCGCTCCACACTTCGACAGGATTCGTAAAGCCGCCGTTCGGCACGGCCACGCCCGAACCGCCGCTCGTCTTCACCGTGACCGAGAACAAGCCCGTAGTCGCGTTGATAATCAGCCAGCGCCGAACCTGATTCGGAACCACAAGCTGCAGATTCGCGACTAACGTACCCGTCAGCACAATGACCGACTTCGCAGCCTCGGCCGCCGTCAGCGTGCGCACGCCACCGGTCACACCGCTGACGCTCGCGATGCCGTAGGAATACATCGCAACCCACCCGGCACCGCCCGCGTCGGGGTCCGTGCTGTTGTTGTTTACGATGTTGTACCAAAGGGTCGCGCCGTCGGTGCTGCCGAGCAGGGTGCCCACGGCGTAACCGCCGATAGCAGTCGCTACGGCGCTCGCCCACCGGTACGGCTGCCCGGTTTGCTGGTAGACCGTGTGCGACGAAATCATATACAGGATGCCGTTCACATCCTGGCCGAGCGGGGGCCGACCGCCGGAAATGACCGGGGTCATTGTGATAGGCGGAAACCCGAGATTGAACGACGCACGACCCGGCGTAACGGTCGTGTCGGGGATCGTGTTGCGATATGCGCCGGCCGCGTTGTTCGCGAAAGCCTGCGGAATAAACGGGGGTGTTGGGGCGGCCATTATTTACACCGGCGGTTGATAGAAGACACCGTAGTCGAAAGGCTGCACGAGCGGCCCGTTTTCCTTGAAGCCGAACAAGCCAGCCGTCGGCAACACGAGCACGCTATAACGCACGCCGGCCGGGTGCGGCAGCGCGCCCGACTGCGTGAGTATCGCGTATTCGATGGTCGTAAGCGAGAACTCGAACACGAAGCGCATCGCCATGCCCCCGAGGTCGAGCACGTAGGCACGGCCACGACCGGGAAACAGATTCTGCAGCAGGGCGTTCAACGAGGGCGCGTTCGTGGCGACGATGTTCGATAACGCTTTCGTCAGGATCAAAACCCGGTAGGCGTCGTCGGCGAGTTCATAGGCTTGCGTCAGTTCGCTGCCAGTCGAAAACGTGCCTTGGTTGAACGGTGCCCAATCCGGCGGGAAGTCGTCATTTAGATAGCCGAACGTATCGCGGTTCGATGTGAGCTGCAGCAGACGAGATACGCCGACGATGCGGCCCCAAATGTCGAGGCCGACACCGACGGCAGTGTCAACGTTCCACACCATCTCGTAAAACGCGTCGAGGTTCGCGCGCGGGTCGATGTACTCGTTAAAGTTCTCGATAAGCGCGCGAATCGTGGGCGAGTTCGCATACTGCGAGATGATTGTGCGGCCGACGTTTTGCATATCGTTACGGCGTAATGACGACGGTGATATCGTTCTCGTCAACGGTCGGCGCTTGGTCGATGCCCACAAGTACCGAGTTCAACGCACCGGGGCCGCTCGTGCCGATCAGAATCGACAAGATGGAAACCTCGGGGCCGATCCGCTGCACGGGGCCAACGAAGCGCGACGCGAGGATCATAGAGCCGATGCGCGCACGCTGGCCGCCGTCGAGCCCGTTAAACGCTGCGATGATCGCTGCACGCACAAGCTGCTCGATATCCGCAGGCAGCGACACCGAGGCCGCAATCTCGACGCGGAAGAAAATCGGCAGCGACGCAGGGCGCTCGAACTTGACGGTGTACGTTGGCTCGGGTGCCTGATAGCCGCTCGTATCTTTCACGATTACCGAGGTGTTGCCGTTGTAGTCGCAGCCCACATCCTTTTTACGCCAAATCGCCTCGGCAATTTCCTGCGCGTCGCCGCCGACCACTGCAACATAGAGCGAGTGCGGCACCATCGTGTAATCGGTGCTGCCAACATCTAACGGCGCGTTCGTGGTGTTCTCGTAGGCGAATACGTCGATTACATCATCAACGTCGAACACCGCCGAGTAGATCGAGGGCAGCGAGCCGCGAGCATTCAACGCCACCGAGTTGCGTCGCCTGAACTCGAACTCGGCGCGAGTCTCGACGAGACGGCCCGCAACGCCCGGCGTCGGGTTGTTGATCGAATCCCACCCCGGAATAGCGCGGTAGATAATGGTCAACGTGTTGGCCGGGCAAGGGATCGGGCCGTCGAGAACGTTCGCGAACGACAGGGTTATCGAGCCCGAAATCGGAATCACACCCTCTTGCGTGCAAACGTAGCGGTTGCCGCTCGTGTCCTGCGCCTCGGCACCGACGGGGATGACCACACCGGCCGAGCCCGAGCACAAGCACTGCACGGCCGTCGGTGCGCCGGGGCTGCGGTCGAGGAAGTAGATACGCGCGATAGCGTCTTGCATGAACCCCTCGGCCGTGTCCGGGTCGATTTGGTTCACGAGGTACGCCCACCGCTCGTTGCAATCTGCCACGATGGCAGCTTGTGAGGCCGCGAGCTGCCCTTGCGGCGTCTCGGGGGCGTCCATGTTCAACTGACCGCCGAACGCGTCGTTAATGTCCTGCTTGACGCCCGCGAGCACCGCCGACTCTTGGGGCACGTCGGGGCCGGTGGGGGTGAAGACGACCGGGGGTACGTTTGTTGCCATTACTGCAGACTCACTCGAACTTGTTGCCCGGTCGCGGTGCGGGCAATGGTCTGCCCTTCAACGGTGCGATTTTCGAAGCCCTCGATTGTACACTCGGCAGACACGATGCCGGGAACCGTAAGGGCCGCCCGCACCATAAGCTCTTGAAAGTATGACACCGGGGGCGTCTGCCCGAGCACGGTTTCGAAGTAGGGGATGCCCCGCGACACGTCGTACCAGCACTCGGCAAGGAACAATTTCTGCGCGCTCGCCACGTCCTGCGCATAGGCGTAGGGCTCGGCAGCGACGGCGATATTCCCGGCCGCGTCGGCGAGCAAATCCCAATACGTGTTGTCGAGTAATAGGGTTTTCATGGTATCGGGGTGCCCGAGTTGCCGCCGCCCGGCGTAACACCGTTGTGCCGGTGCTGCGTGAGGGGGATATTACCTGCGGTCACTTCACCTTGCACGGTCACATCGGCGGCCACATCCACCGACTGCGCGAAGCTCGCGTCGCCGTTCGACTGCTCGAACTCGCCAAGGATGCGCACGACCGGCGCTTGCAGCTCGATGGCCGTCGGGCTGACGATCCGCACGCCGTCGTCGTTCATAACGATATACTGCAGCGGTGCCTCGGTGCCAAGGCAAGGCGCAATCCACACGCCGTCGGCGTAGTCGAACTGCCGCAAGCTGCCAGGGTTCGAGATGTTCTTCGACGCCTTCACCGCCGAGATATCGCGCGAGCAGAATGCGACGAGCCCGAGGTCGCCCGGTTGCGGGTCGATGATGATCGCGTTACGGCCGCCAGAAATCCGCACGTAGGGAACGTTATAAAGCGGCTTGTGCTGGATCGCCTCGCGGTTGCCGGTCATCATGTTTACGAGCGGCTGCACGGTCAATGTTCCTACAGGAACAATTCCGCCTTCGTTCGTGCAACTGACGACGCGGCATAGCGTGAGAGTCTGCGCGCGGCCGAGCATCTGCTGCACGATGAATTGCAGCGTTGCAAAGTCGCTTGCCGTGTTGGCGGGTTGTTGGTTGCCGACGGCCATTACACTAGTACCTTGTTGCACTTCATCTGCGCGAACCAATTGCCGTTAGGCTTGCGCGACTCTAAAACATAAATCAGCGCGTAGGGATACCATCGGCCGTTAGCCGCTGGCACATCGCCCTCGATTTCAAGAGGCACACCGCAGGTCAACGCGGGGTCGAACAACGCGAGCACCGATAGCCCCGAGCGCTCGAATTGTGGATAACCTACGAGCCCTGACGCGGGCGTCAGTACGACGGCGGGTTGCTGATCGTTTGGCAAGTTTGCTGCCGTGATAAGCAGCGTGTCGCCGAGCACGTAGAAATCGGTATTTGTAGCTGCGCATGCTTGTGCGAATTGATCCCACTTCGAACCCCAAAAGTAAGCGCCCTCGGCCAGTGTGCCGAACGCGCCGCCGTTGACGAACGCGAAGCCCATGTCGGCCGCAAAGCCTGCGGCGATTGTGTCGATATCTGCAGCAGCAGGGTAACTCGTGGGCTCGGCCGCGTTGATCTTTTGGAAATAACCAGTAGTCGCAAGAACCGAGAAGAACACGTCGGGGGCTGCCGAGTAAATCGGCTGCGCTTCTATGATCGTTCCGCGAAACACTTGCACGAACCCGTTGCCGCAGTCGGCTTCGAGTATCACAATGTTGTCGAGAATCACGGGCGCTTGCGACCATGCAATCGTCAACGCGTCCATGTCCGCAGGAAACATCCCGAAGATATCGATTTGCGCTTGCGTTGCGAGGCGCGCGACGGCTTGAACCTGCGACGAGATGCGCAGGTCGTCGATAATCAACGTGTTCGAGTTCGTACCCGGAAAGACACTATTCGCGTCGGCGAGTATGAGAGTTACGCGCAGTCGTTTTTCTTTGAACGACTTCACGCGCCGGCCTCGATGTAGTAGAGCACATACCGAGAACCGAGCCCTTGCCATTGCGGGTCGCTCTTGCCCTGCGTATCTACGAACGCAAGCTCGCCAGCGAAGCCCCGGTAGTGGGCATCGAGTAACAACCGCTGACGGTCGCGGCAGATTCGGCCCCGAACAATCGAGTTGCGGTTGACGCTTACGTCGATGTAGATCGAGTCGCCATTCTGGCGCACGGCGATTTGTGTCGGCTGCCGCGCGAGCGTGACCGCTAACGTTTGGTTCGACACGGCTTGCAATGGAATACGCAGCATTACGGCCCCTCGGGCGTGATGCCCACGGTGTCGGGCGTCACTGCAGAAGTTTGCGCCGGCACAGTGCCAACGTTTTGCACGGGCAGCGCCGAGGGGCTTTGCGCGTTCGCGGTGTCGGCCGAGGTCGTCGTGTACTGCGACTCGACCTGACGGATTTCACGAAAATACACATCGACCTCGGCGAAGAAATACGCACCCTTTGCACCTTGGCGCGCAATCTCGCAGCGTAGGACGTTGACGCCAATGTATGTTTTCTCGGGCGTGAGAATGTCATACAGGTCGAGCGTACCTGCAATCGCATCGAGCGATTCTAAGAATGCCTTGCGCTGCTGCAACGTGCCGCCCTTCGAGAGTCGCAACGCAGTCTCGAACGGATTCGCGACCTTGTTGTAACTCATGAACGCGCCACGTTGCACGGGGTAATCGCTGACGCTGTACTCGTTGCGCCAGTTGAACGACAAGAACGAATCGGGCACGACCACGGGCTCGCGGTCTGCGGTCACGGTCACTTGCTCGACGCCTTCGTCAGTCTCGGTAGGCTCGGCCTCGGCCTGCTTGTAGATCGCCCACAAGGGCTGCGTAAACAGCGCTTGCCATAGACGACCGATTGCAATCGCAGCGCCGACCACCGGGGGCGGCCCGGCAGGGAATTGCGGATTGCGCAAGAGCTGCGGCACGCCGGGCAGCTTCGGCACGTTCGGAAACTGCGGCTTAGGTATGAACGCCATTTAACTGACCCCGTTGTCGGCCTGCGCCGCCATGAACTTGCGCTTAGCTGCACCGGCAGCGTCGCGCATGATTCCGTCGGCGTCGGTGGCCTGCGTCTGCACTTCAATCTTGCCGATGCTGACCGAGTTCGAGGTCGAGGTGCCACTGCTACCGCCGGTCTGCGCGCCGGGCGACGGTGTGGCTTGCGCCGCGTAGCCGAGCACCTTGCCGGGGTAATCGATTGTTTCCTGCGCGAGCGGCTTGCCGCCGGCCATCGCCTTGCGTACTCGCGACTGCCCGGCGTTGTAGGACTGAAACGCGCGGTAATACGCGTCGTCTTCGCTCATGCCGTCTTTTAGGAACGCATCGCGCAACGTCTTTAGATATGCAGCAGCGGTGTCAATATCCTCGTGCGGGTTCTTGCCCGCGCCGGGGAAATATTTCGGCATGAGCTGCGCGATACCGACGGCACCGGCAGGGCTGACCGCAGCCGGGTCGAAATTCGATTCGGTGGCGAGCACGCCCGCAAGCATCTCGGGGTCGATGCCGTACTTACGTGCGGCGTCGGTGATATCGCGCTCGTAATTCTGGCGGCCCTTCGGGTAGATCGAGCGCAGCATTTTCTCGCCTACGTCGTCGAGCGCATCGGAAACCTTGCCTGCGGAATCTTTGATAGCGGTCGCGGATGTTTCTAACGCACTCGTCAACGCTTCGAGGCCGCCTTGCAACGTCAAGTCGCTGGCACCCTCGGCAGCGCCGGCAATCAAGTCGTTCGCTTTCGTGCCTGCGGCTGCCTGCGCCGGCAGTACACGCAGCGTTGCCGCCGCGATTGCTTGGTCGCGATTCGTCGCCGAACGTTCCCATTCGGTCGCAGCGCCGACGACCTCGCCCGAGACTTGCCGGCGGGTGCGCTGGCGGTTGAGTTCTTCACCCACACGGCCTGCGAGAATCGCTTGCGATAGGCCAGGGTCGAACCCGGCTTGCGCAAGCATCTGATTCAAGTTTTCGCGCGAGTGCCCCGAGGCCGCGAGCTGCTGTACGCGCTTCTCGGTATCGAGCACAATGTCGTTGAAGTTGCGCGCCTTGCCGCTCGTGTCTTGGAAACGAACACCGAGACGGCCGAGCATCACGAGCGAGTCGGAAATCTGCCCGTTGTATGCTAGATCGTAAACGGCTTTCGTGAGGTTGCCGATTGTCTTCGTTGCATCTTCGGCCTTGCCGCCGAACATCTCGGAAACGTTTTGGAAGTTGCGCAGCTCGTTGGCCGCAATGCCGAAGTTCTTCGAGTCGATGCCGAGCTGCCGAACGTCGCGCGATAGATCGCTGACGAACGACAAGCCCTTTTTGACAGCAGACGCGACGGTCACGACCCCGAGCAGCTTGCCGGTGAACCCGACGATGCTGCGGCCCATGTTGTCTGCGCCGCGCTTGACCGTTTGCTCGGTCTTCAAGAACTCGGCGGCAGCCTGCTTGCTGCCTTTCGTAACACCGCTCGGGTCGAGCCCGAGCTTTACGATTAGTTGGTCAATTACTGTCGCGCCGGCCACGTAGCACCCGTTCGTTGTGTAGGTCCACCGTTACGACTTCTAGCATATCGTAAGCGTCAGCGACGCCGTAGACAGTCTGCAGCTCGTGCAGCGTGGCTTTACCCGACGAGACAATCGTGCCGATGACTCGCGGCACGTTGGTGTAGTTCAAGAGGCCGGCGGTTGTGACGGGGTGGTGCCCGTAGTCGAGTGCCCGGCGGCCAGTGAAAAACCCAAGTGCAGTTGAAGCAGCTCGTATCGCAGCGTGTACCACGTCGCGACCTCTTCGACTTGCGAGTCTTCGCCGGGAAAAATCGGCTGCAAGGGCGCGTTGCCGGGTGGGCACCACGATATGCACGGCTTCATCTCGTCGAGCAGGGGTTCGATATCCGCGAAGCGCAAACCCTGAATCGCCTGTATGCCCGTCAGGACCACATTACGCAACGAGAGTTCGAGCCCTGCCATACCCCCGGCTTCGAGCGCGCCGTCGGGCAGCCGCGCGCCAGCGTTCGCCAGGGCGATGACTGCACGCGTTGCCCAACGTTCGGCGTCGTCGGCCGGCTTCTCGCGCAGCTCGAACACCTTGCCCCGGTCACGACCGTCGGCGGTTATCGTGACCCGTTTCGTGCGGCGAGCCACGGCTTACGCCGCCACGGGGGCCGGCTGCACCGTTTCCCACGCAATCTCGTAGGTCACGGGCTGCAGTACGCGCTTGGCCTGCGGCATGGGGGTCAACCGCGTCAGCGCGCCTTTAACGAGCGCGTATGCTTTCTGCAGGCCAGGGTACGAGAGGGCACCGTCGGCGATAAGCACGTCTTTAAGAACCTGCTCGGCACCGATCCACGCTTCGAAAAGCGCGATGCTCGGCGAGTCGGCCTGCAGGGTGATGGTCTGGCGAGTGATGTACGGCGTAAGGCCGACGCTCATCTTGCCATCGACGCCCATTAGAGCTTCGGCCGAATCGACGACTTCGGTAGCGAAGGCATCGTCGGACGCGTAGCCCTGCACGGTGAACGGGCCGACCACGATGCCGGCAGGGCCGCGCACCGTAAAGGTCAGTTTCGCATTTGCGCTAGTAATCGTTGCCACGGTCTGCCCTCGGGATTATTGAACCGCAATCGACGCCAGTTCGATGAACTGAATGCTGCCGCCGTCGGTATACCACAACGTGCAAGGCGGCGAGCCGCGTGCCGCTCGAACCTCGGGCGACGCGTCGAGAATTTGAAACACGTAGCCGAAATTCTGCAGGGCGTCGGCGATATCTTGGCCGGCGGCGACATTGATTTCAGCTCGCTGCGAGTTCGACAACGTGACGCCGGGTTGAATCACGCCGGCATTCAACGCGCGTTGGATCGGGTCTTGCGCCGCTGCACGCACGAGGTTGTAACCCTCGCTATTGTACGGCAACGAGTTGATGCGCGTCATAAGGCCGACGAGCGCGAGCTGCAGGGCGCTATTCAACCAAATTTGGTTGATGTACGAATCGAACCACGCCCACGAGCCGGGCGTCGAGCCGGGCATGTAGTTGCGGAACTGATCGGCGCTCGTCGCGAAGTCGCAATAGCCGTTGTACCCGTTCGCGAGCATGTTGTTATATGCCGTCTCGTCGGTGATGAACGGCACGAGCCCGGCTTGACCCTTGAACGCGAACGTAATGCGGCCGTTCGTTCGGTTGTAGTCGATGCAACCGACAGTGCCGAGCACGAACGCTGCTACGCGCCCGCTGCCGTCGTCGTCAGCCGATTCGATAATCGGCTCGATACCGTCCATTTCAACGGCAGCGACCTGCGCGCCGAACGATGCCGGGGCGTCGCCTTCGAGCACGGTAACGTCGGTATCCCAAGCGACATAGGCGTAACGCTGCTGCGTGGTCTGCACCCACTGCGCGAACGCGAGCTTGTCGTCGGTGTCGGGCTCGAACGCCGTCATAAACGCGGCCCAATTCTGCGTAGCCTGCGTGATTGTGGGCATGAACGCGGCCGGCGTGGCAGCGTCGGCACCCTGCGAAAGCACTGCGCCTTGCGCGGCCTGCAGCTTGAGCCCGACAGCGAGCGAACCCGTTGCAAAACCGATGGTGCTGTCGTCGCCGGTGGTCGGCGAGTGAATCAGGAAGCGCGCGAGCTGCGAGTCGTAAGTGACGGTCGCAGTGCTCGCGACGGTCAGCGCGCCGCCGGGGTCGAAGTCTTGCGCCGCGCCGCCGACCGTATACGTGCCGATACCGCCGGTGCCGGAACCGAGCGCGGTGATTGTCGCGGGGCTCGGGCCACCGACGACGATATCGCCGACCTTGAGCGAGCCCGAGGTCACGGCGGTGATGTTCAGGGTGTTACCCGCGCCGCCCGAGCCGTTGGAAATCGTGCCGGTGCCGGTGAACTTCGAGCCGGCAGCCTGCAAGCCGGTTTGAATCAGCGACGCAGCGTTCGAGAACGAAGTCGCGGTCGAAAGGTCGATGTTCGCCGAGGTCACGGTGCCGCCGTCAATCGCGACGACGATGACACCCGAGAGTGCCTGCAACTGCGCGAGCGTGGTGCCCGAGAAGCTGCCCGAGCGCAGATACGCCTCGACGGCCGCTTCGTTGTACTGCGCGAAATAGACCACGGCCGGCGACGAAGTTTTATTCGAGAAGCCTGCGAAATACTTCGCCGCGAGCGTTGCTTCGATGCTCGTCGGGCCGAAGAAATCGCCGACGGCATCGCCAGGGGGAAACGACTGCACGGTGCCCATTGGCACACGGTCGGAAGTCGTCAGAATGACACCGTTCAACGCGAGCGGATTGCCGCCCGGCGACAGGACACTCGGCACGACGTTAACAATTCGGCGGGCGGGAATGCTCATGGGGGAAAAGCCTCGTCAACGTTGATTAGGGTCGCTTCGAGAGTGTCGGCGAACTGCATCGGCGTGGAAACGACCGGATTGTATTGCAAGTTAGCGCCCACAATCCACCGTTCCTCGTATTGCTGCTCGCCATTGACGAGCGGGGCTTGTACGGGGAAATCGGCGTAGAGCGGGGCGGCGTCGAGCCCGCCGGCAGAAAACTGCCTGCAAGCGTAGTCGCTGCGCAGGATGGTCGCGAGAATCGTAGCCCAATCGGCCGACGCGCTGCCGTAGCAATCGAGCTGTATGCGCACGAGCTGCCCCTGCTCGATTTCGATAGCGCTCGGGTCGGGGTTGTCGGTATCCCACACCTCGACGGGCGTGCGGTGTTGGGTCAGCAGGGTCGCAGTCATCGCAACGAAGCCCGGCACCGGGGGCGGCATCGACGTGCGGTTCGCAAGGCCGCGAATCACCGGCACCGCGACCGGCGGCGAGCCCGAGGGCGAAACCGCATCGAGCACGAGCGAACGCAAGCGCGTGAAGATATCTTCGAGCGAGATGGAAACGACGAGCGCCATTACGTCACCGCATCCGTTTGCAAGCAGACGATGCAAGAGCACCACGTCGGCCACGTTTCGAGCACTTTCACCACGAGCCAGACCTGCGGCGCACCGCCCGGCACTTGTGGGAATGTGAGCAAGTCGCCGCCCTTGGCGTCAGGACGAACGACGCCTTGCGTGTTGCCCCACATCCGCACGTTGCGGTAGATGTTCGTAATGTTCAAGTTCGCGACTTGTTTCAAATCGCTAGTGCTCGCGGCTTGCGCTTGGATAGTGACGGGCACGGCAGCGGCATACGTTGGCACTTGCTTGCCTGCCGGTGTCGTCGTAAAGCCCGTGCTCGCGCGGTAGGGGACATCCGAAATATTCGGGTTCACCGGTTGAATCGCCGCGTTCGCTATGCCTCGAACATTTATCACTTCGTAGCCTCGCCCGACTTCACGACCCACGTAACGTTTCGAACCATGACCGCCGTATCTATCAGCGGCTTCGCGAATCCTTTCTTTTCGATGGTATACGGTGCGAGCGGTGGGTCTTGCAACAGGTTGATAGATTCGACCATGTGCCCTTTGATATCCGCACCCATGATTTCCAACGCCGGCCGCACGCGGTAGCCGGTGTACTTGAGCGCTGCGCCGAGCTTCGTCGCCCATGTCGGCTTTTGATCTTCGACCATGTTCGCGATGAAGGGGCGCGGCGGTTGTTTCGTGGTGCCGAACTCGTTCCAGAATGCAACCTGCGACACCGGCAGGCCGCCGTCTTCGACCGGATACGTTGCGCCATTCTGAAAGCCGACGCTTAGATCAACATCGCCTCGGCCGAGCGCTAGGGCTATCTCGCGCACTTTCTTCGCGAGCTTGTCGCCGCCTTCGATACTCGCCGTAACGACCCGAGTTACCATATATTAACCGGGCAAGACCGGTTGTTATATGTCAATAGCCGCGCCGCCCGGCCCAAGCGCCGGCAGGGCCGCAACACTGAACGGGGGCGACGTAGGTAAAGCTCGTGTACTGGCGCACGAGCTGCCAAAACAGGAACCCGTATTGCGTCTGCGCGAACCATGCCTCGTTGTTCGCCACGCGGGCCGCGTAGCCGCTGGATATCGAGACGCTGCCCTCGGCGGCACTCGACACCGGCCCCACGATCACGACGCCGCTGCCGGCCCCTGCGGCGGGCTGGATCGGCACGAGGGTCGCGATGTGAGCAACGAGCAGGTTTAGAAGCTGCTCGCGCTCGCGGGCGTCCTGAACCACCGAGGCGCACGAGTTGTTCAAGACGAGCGTAGCGAGCAGGAAATAATTCTGCAGCATCGCGTCGGTGGTCGGCGGGTTCGTGAACTGCGGATACAGCACACGGAAATCGGCCGGCACGAAGGCAACGACGCCGTGCTCGGGTAATACTTCCTGATCGCATGCAACGATGGTCACGCTACGCCCTCGTGCTTACTCTTGAATCTGCCGCTCGCGCACCGGGTTCTCGGCGACCTGCTTGCGGTAGGCTTTTTCGCCTTCCTCGTCGAGCGCAATCTTAAATTGCGACTTCGTGCTCTTGTCGAGCGGGTTGATTGCTTCGAGGCCGGTGCGAATCTCGCGGCCTTCCTTCGCCACATCGCGAGCGCTCGCGGCGTCGGTGTGCATGAAAATCGCGCGATTCACAACGGCGGGATGGTTCGCGTTGCGCTTGAGCCATTCGGTAAACCGGTCACGGTCAACGCCTTCGGTCAGGCCATAGCCGCCGACGATGCGGGCAGCGTTCATGCCATTTAGTTTCTGTTTCCACACCGAACGAAAGTCGCTACCGACCTTGCCGGCGAACAATTCGACGATGATACCGTGCGGAAGTTTGCAACCAACGATGCACGTCGTTGCGCTGGCTTCGGGGGTCTTCACTTGTGCTTGTGCTGTCATATCGGTCTACTCCAAGTTGTGATAATGGCGAGCCCGCCAGGGCCGGCAGCCGAAGAAACCACCCACGGGGTAAGCTCGCCCGCGTCACTGTAGCCCGAGATAAGACTGCCGTCGAGCAGGTTTGCGTACACCGGCGAGCCAGGGCGGGCACCGTACCGGAAGCGACCCCACACCGTGCCGTTCTTGAGCAGCGAGATATTCATGCCCTGACGTATGCGCCACGTCTTCGAGGCATCATCAAAAAAGACCCGACGCCAATCGACACCGGGGCCAAGCTCGGGCAGCACAAACCCGAGCAGGTCTTCGGCCGTCGTTCGCGTGTTTAGCGCAATGCCGTCGGGTTGCGCCCAAGCAAAGCGCCCAATTGCCACGCCGTGCAGGCCGGCCACGATTGCGCCGGCTGGCCCTGCCGTCAGTGTCGAGAACGACGTGTAAGCAGCGGATGCGAAAGCGCCCTCGACAGCGAGGCCGCCGAGGGCGCTTGGTGGCTGCACGGCGAACTCTTAGCCGAGCATCTGCGCTACGAACACCGGGCGGTAGTACACCGCGCCCCAAGTGCCCTGCGACTTTTTCTGCGAGAAGTTCGACGAGCCGACAACCATCGCGTGCGCGCGCAGCTTCTCGGTGAAGGCGCAAGTAACGGTTTCCTGCCCTTCGTACTCGTCAACGATCATCTGCACGAGTTCGCCCGAGGTCGTCGAGTATTCCGGGGCAGTCTTGACGACGATGCCGGGGAAGTTCTTTTTGATCTGGTCGAACACGTTGACGTTGTACTGGTTCGTCTTGTTCAAGTTCACCGAGTTCGTGGGCGACATTGCCATCGTCAAACGGGTGTCTTGGTCGAGCGTGCCGGTAGACTGCGAAATCAACTGCCGGAACATGCGCACGATATCCGCGAAAATCTGCTCGGCGGTTGCGGCGTCCCAATTGACGGCCGGGGCAATCGCTGCAGGCAACGCGGGGTCGTTGAGCAGGCCGTAATTCTGCAGGTTCGCGACGCCGTAGAAGTAGGTCGCATTCTGGAACTTGTTCAACACAAGCACCGAGGCGATGTTCTTGCGGCTCGCGAGGTCGATGCCAGCGAGGCCGGCATACGCGAGTTCCTTTTCGCCCCACTGCGTGAACGTCTGATAGTGGAACGACTGACGCTGCGGAAAGTTCGAGTTCGTATCCGCGTTGCCGCCGTTGTTGAAGTCACCGTAAGCGGAAACTTCGCCGGTCGATTCCACGGTGATGAACGTCGTAACGGTCGTCACCCAATCGCCCTTTTTCGTCTCGCCGCCGATATCGGCAGCCTTCATCGGGCTGACTAGAATTTCGATCAACTTCGGGTCGAGGTAGTTCGACAGGAAGGCCGGAATACCGGCGTTCGCAACGGTGACGAGTTCCGGCTGCGCGTCGAAGGCAACCGTGTCAACGTCGCCGAACGTCTTGCCGATGACCGCACCGGCGGCGTCGTACTCGTCTACGACCGAACGCGGGAACACGTTCGTGTAGGGCACGGTCTGCAGGTTCCTGTCCATCGCCACGATGCCGAGCGACTTCTGCAAACCCGCGATGATCGCCGGGCCGTGGCCGGCGCGGATCGCATCCGCAAACTGTTGATGATTCAGGCCACGGCGGCCGGCGAACTGAGTACGCATGAAATGTTTCCTACCGGGTAGAGGGGTTGATGTGACCGCGTGGGGTTAGTTGTACGACGTGATTTTCGCCAAGTTGCCTTGAATCATCGTCGCGGCGAACGCTGCCACCGCTGCGCGGTAACGGCTATTCGTCTGATACGTGCCCGCGCCGCCCGGGGTGCCGGTCAACTGGCGCTCGATGTACGTATTCGCCGGCACACCGGTGCCCGTGACGCGCTGGCCTGCGACCACGACGCCCGAGCTTACGGTCGCAATGGTCATGATGCCCGTATCGACGGCGATGGTGGTCGTGTTGGCCGTGACGGCGTTCACGAGCGACACGCTTGCAGTCTTGTACGGGGTCGCGGTGTTGCCACCGGCGGTCGTGGTCGGCGCACCGCTCGCGGCGGTTGCGTACACGGCCACGTTCGCAGCGGCACCGGCAGCGAAGGCCGCCCAATAATCGCCGGCAGTCATCAGCGTGACCGGCATGCCCGCGTTCAGCGTCATGATGGACTCGCCGAGGAAGGCAGTAATCAGGGCCGAGGGTTCGTTCGGCTGGCGCGCGACGAAGCCGATACCGGCGACGCCCGGCGTTGCAGCGGCGGCGGCCGAGCTGTAGACCAAGCCGTCGAGGCCGGCCCACGCGAAGTAACCGACGCGCACCGTTTGGCCGGGGGCCACGGTAAATGCGCCAGCGATGACAGGGGGCAGCGACGCTTTCGGGTTGTTACCCGCGAAGTCGCCCTCGACTGCCGGGGCCGGCTGCTGATTGATGACCGTTTGAAAACCCATGATAGAAGCCTCGGTAGTGAGAGTTTGGCGACCCGTTGTTCGGTGTGGAAGGGTTAGGCGACTTGGATACGACCGAGCCCCGGAATTGCAGCCTGCGCAGCGTTCGCAGCGTCGGCGGCAAGCTTCGGCGTTGTGGTGACGATGGCGGGGCCACCGGCCTTGCGCGCCTTGACCTGCTCGACGAGCGCACCGAAGGCGGCCGGCGGCACACCATCGAGCGCAACCTTTTCGTGCGTCAGGGCGAAGCGGTAGACGGCCTCGGCCGAATCCATCGCGACGATGCCCACGAGGGGTTTCACGTCTTCGCGCGCCTTATGCAGCGCATTGACCGCAGCAACGGCAGACGCCGCCGCATCGTTCGCCAAGCGCTCGGCGTCGGCTTTCGTGATGAAACCATGCGAGCGAATCGCCGCATCCATCGCAGCCGCATCGGCGACGATGCTCTTGCCCGTCTCGCCGGCCTTCGGGCCAGGGGTGACGGCTGCGGAAGCGTCGAGCGCGGCTTTCGCGGCGTCTTCGGCGGCTTTCTTTTTCTTGATTTCCTCGGCCTCGTCGTCGGCCTTGCACATCGCCGCGTCGAGCGCGAGCTTTTGGTCGTCGGTCAGGGCAATGGCGCTGCCGAGCGCGGCGGCGACGGCGGCGACGAGGTAAGGGCGTTTCATTTTCGGAAGCTCCAAGGGGTGAGAGTCGCTAACGTACACGTCGGGGCCGGCGCGGCCTTTTTCGACCAATGCTACATGATTCCCCATAATATCGCGCATCACGCCGTCGTAAGCAACACCCTCGGGGGTTAGCCCCGGCGTCATGTCTGCCCGGTAACGGTAGCTGCACGAAAGCTCGGCTTGCTGCTTGGACTCGATAAGCTTGATTGCTTCGTCGGTCCACACCGCGATAGACGAGCGCAGGTAGGGGGAATCGAAAGAAACATCGCTACCGATGCACCCGACCGTTACGGCGGTCTTCGGGTCGGCCGCGTTGACGGCCGTGTGATACATCAGCAGTTGCAGGTTCTTGAACGAATCCGCGCCGCGCTGTAGTTCGGCGGGGTCGCGGTACAGCCTGTAAATGCGGTTCGGGTCGAGCTGCAACGCTTCCCAATTCGGGATTTCTCGACCGAAGTAGGGGCACACGTTCGCCTTCGAGATGTTGCAGCGTTCGACGTGCATGCGGCCGTCTACGTCGAACTTGCGCAAGGTCTGCTTATCGAAGGCTAAGCCGCGTTCCATCCCCACGCTGTCGAGCGCGCGGTCAAACGCGAGCATTTGGTCAAGGGTTAGGTTTACGACGGACATTGGCGCGAGTGTAAGGCTAGTCGTCGCCCGACCGCAAGAAACGTGGAATTTCGAGCATCGGGTCGGGCGTTCCTACCCTCGGCGGGTCGGTCGGTGTTCCTGCAGGAACATCGAGCAGCAGTGGTGCCTCTTTGACGGCGTTGTCGGCGATGCGTGAAAGCATCTCGCAGCACGGGCAACGCGTGCCGCAGGCTTGAATACCCTGCATCGAACGCAGCAACCGCTCGTAGGCGGCTTTGTAGTTGGGCTCGCTCATGTTTGCGTAATATCCCATTGCGGCATAGCGCCCTCGAAGCCAGGGATGTAAGGGCGCATCGTGCAGCGGCAGTTTATAAGCTCGCCGGGGTGAACGTATTTCTGCTCGTCGCTATCCCACATGCCCTTGTTCAAATCGTAGAGCTTGTTATTCATTGCTTGATGCGTTGGCCGTGGTTCCTTGCCGGCCTTCGAGTGCATCCATATACCTTGCTTGATGCCGATTTCTTGATGCCTGACGGCTTCGATAGTCGCCTTAGCCTTCGCATTCTGATCGCGAGCAATCAACGCGGCACGACGACGCGTTACGCCGTAGTCTTTTTCGAGCTGCTGCGAGAGGGTCTTCAAGTCTGCGCCGCGCTTCACCGACTGCCAGACCTGCGTCTGCACGTCTGTATGGTATTTCTGCGCAATGCTCTTGATTAAACCGACTTGCTCGGCAGCGACAGCCTTATAAGCTTCGATGCTCTTGCGCGTGGGCTTGAACGGCACCGTAAAGCCGGCCTTGCGAAACGCCGATTGCATAGCGGTTTGCGTGGCTGCCTGACTCTTCGACGAGAAGTCGAGCGATAACTTATCGGCCATCACGGTAAATCGGGCCATCCACTTGCGGCCCCACTTTTCGAGCAGCCGTTCGAGTTCCTTCGTAGGCGTAGCGTCGGCGGCCATCTCGGGCGAGTCTGACGCACCCGTCAGCGTGAGACGCAAACCGGGGTGCAAATCACGCAGCAGCGCGCCGCCTAGCGTTGTCCATAGGTAGCCCGAGTGCTCGCGGTCGAGCGTAGGTACGAACGTGTCGTCGAGTTCGGCTTCGTAGGTTGCAAAGCGCACCGACTTGAACTTGTGCAGCGTGCGGAACTTGAGCGGGCCGCGATGTATGTATCGCAATTCTTCCCAAGTCTCGCGCCGCGCAGCTTCCTCGGCCGATTCGCCGGGCTCGATCTTGCCACCGGGCAAGCCCCACCCGGAACCGTCGGCACGCTGCAGGATTAGATACAAATGCCGACAACGAAACAGGATACCGGCTGCCGTAGCGGGCAGCGCGGCGTCTTGCGCGATGATGGCGGGCGTGTTCTCGGCAGCGGGAAGAATCACGGCGCGCGAGTCGTGATACATCTCGGCAATCATTTTATCGAGCTGCGCCCTGTACCACGCCTCGACGCCCGCGTTAGGCCACACGGGGTCGATGATAACGGCCCGCCCCGTGGGGGCCATTAGCCGCGCGCGTTGAATCTTCACGCGGTCGCCTTCGGCTTGTTCTTCGCCGCCGCCTTGTCGGCTTCGAGCTGCCGTTCGTGTGCAGCCTCGGCCGATTCTTCCCCACGCTCGTGCGCAGCGCCGGCCGCTTGCTCGTCAAGCTCGGCACCGTGCTCGGCGTCAACCTGCGTTGGCGGTGGGGGTGCGTCGCCCGTGAGGTTGTCGTATCCCGATTCGGGGTCGTTGTTAACTTTCGCGCGCACTTCGTCGGGCGATATCACACCCTTGTCGATGTACACGGCAGCGGTATCGGCGTTCGCCTTGCGAATCTCGGCGAGTTCTTTGACTGTCGGGCTCGACAGCGGCTTAAACTCGAAGCCGATAGAATCATCAACCTCGCCGAATAGGTGAAGCTGCAAGAGCTGCAGAATTGTATTCAAGTGCTCGGCGTAAAACTTCTGCTGACATGCGCGCACGAAGTCGTAGAAAACTTTGATTTCCCCCTCGCTCGATGCGTTCAAGCCGGTAGGCGTGATGCCGAGCAGCTTCACGAGCGGGATGTGCGAAGGGCCGGCCATTTGCTCTTGCGACTGCGCTTGCAAGCCTTCGAGCCCCGACAGCGGCACGTTCACCGCGTTTAGTTCTTCCTTGTCTTTGTCGAGCAGGGTCAAGCCCTGATTGTCGCGAGTCGCTACAAACAAACGCGCGCGGTCGAGCAGACCGCCGGGCTTGTCAGCCTTGCCCTGTAGAATCTGCGTCATGTCCGTCGAGAGGGCCATCACGCTAAAATTGTGAATCAGGTCGCTGACCGAGTTCGACGTGCGCAGCCACCGGAATACATACGATTCCATCAACTGCGTCATGCTCAAGCCGCCGAAGTTGTAAGCCGGTTTCAGGATATCCGGCACTTCGCGCATGATGAAAGTAAGCAGCCGCGACGCGTGCGTGCGCTTGCCGAGGATAAACCACGCTTTCGGCTTGTAGAAATCGGGGGCAGTGGGGTCGCTCGCGTTGTATGTAAATGGCGTCGTCCAAATAGGCTCGACCACGGTCAACGCTTTAAGCGAACCTTTCTTAATTGTTTCCTTCGAAATCACGAGAGGAAGCTGCCGCACTTCGTCACGTTCGCGGCCGGCGGTGTCTATGTCGATGAAAATCTGCGCACGGCCGAATAGCCCGTCGAGTTCGGCGCACTTGCCGAGGGCTTCGCGCACCTTGAATTCTTCCATTGCTTCCGTCAGCAATTCGATTTTCTTTTGCGTCTCGTCGTCCTGGCCCTCGTCGTCGCCTTCGGTCGGCGCTTCCTCGGGCAACGCGTCTTCGCCGAGGTCGTCGTCTTGCATGCGCTGCTTGTCTTGCGGCTTGTTGTCGCGGCGTGCAGCGCCCTTGACTACTAGCGCAATCCATTCGCGTGTCATTTCGCTGGCAATCGTTTCGCTCGGGCTTCGATACTCGGATCGCTGCGACAGTTCGGCAAGGTAGGCGTAGCCCGGAAACCCGAGGCCGCAGTACGCTTGATTTGCGTAGCTGTATGCAGGGGCGAGCAATTCACTATCGGCCGCTATGAACGGCCCGAGCGCGCCAGGGTCGGCAGTGAACTGCGTCGAGGCCGGCACGACACCGGGGAATAGTTTCGGGGGCTCGACCTTGCGGTGTACCACTTTCTCGCCGGCCTTGATTAGAAGCTCGTGGGCGATGCTCATGCCCTCGGCCTGCTTGGGGGCGGGGGTAGCGGCGTCCACGACCCCGAGCCATCGGCGCAGGGCGTTACGAAGACTAGTAGCGACGTTGCGGAACATGGGCAGCGGTGCTCGCGAGTTGAAGAATAGCGGGGTTGATGACCATCGCCGGGCGGAACGGGGCAAAGAGCATCATAACGGTGTCGGCCAAGTTTGGCGACTTGATGGCCCGGCGTACCTCGGTCTTCGTGCCGACCGGGCACTTATCGACCATGACCTTACCGCGCTTCGAGGTCGCCCATACAGGCTGCGAGAGTTCGGTGCGCAGCTTGGCCGACTCGGCGAACTCGGACGATATCGAGATGAACCGCTCGATTTCGAAGTCGGTCGGAAGCGTGCCGTGTTCCTTGAAATACTCGACGACGTGGTGCGTGTAACGGAAGCGGTCACGCAGCAGCCACCATGCTTGCGCCTTCAAGTTCTCGAAGAAATCTTCGGCCTTGCGTTCGGTGCCCTCGACGATGCGCTCGGGGTCGAACACCTCGGCGCTGCCCCGGAACGCCTCGACGATCAGTTCGCGCATTTCCTGCTCGATGCGCTTCTCGTTGACCTTGCGCGCGTCGCCTCGAACGCTGGCACCGAGGCCGTCGGCGTCGTAGTGGAAGCCGGGCAGGCCGTGCAGGTCTGACAGTAGGAACGCTTTCTCGACGCTATGGAAGATATCGAGGTCGGCCGAGCCCTTCCACGATTCAACATGCTGCACGAGGAAGTCGTCTGCAACGCCGTATGCGTTCGCGTCCGCGCCACCGTCGGCAACGTCCATTGCGGCACGTCGCAGCCCTGACGGCTTGAGCCCGAGACGCTTGTGCGCATCTAACGAACTCGTCACCCACAACGCCGGGATAACGACGCCTTCGATAGACGCGGAGAAATTGCGCTCGTACTCGGCAGCGAAGACAACGGGGTCGGTCTTCGCACGCTTGACGCGCCAATATTCCTCGTCGCGGCGTGGGTCGTCTTCGAGCGCGAAGTCGAAGCGCTCGATGTTTGGATTGTGGGCACGCTCGGCGAAACTATTCGCCATGCCGTTAACGCTCGACATATCGATGCGCGTCTCGGTGTTGGCGATAAGCGAAGCGTCGATAGCCTTCGGGTTCGGGATGTGCGCCGATTCGTCTACGAAGTACAACGCCTTACGGCCACCGCGCCCGATGTTGTCGCCGGCTTCACCCGTGATTGACGAGCCCGTCAGCGGAAACGAGAGGCGCATGTGCGCGCTGTTACTCTTGAGCGTCCACCCGCCGTTGAACTCGGCAGGCAGATACGTAAGAAACATTCGGCCCTTGTAGAACAAGCAGTCGGGGTCGCCGCTGCGGTCTACTTTGTCTTCCTTTTCACTGCCGAAGCCGATAGAAACATCGTCGTAGAATATTCCGAGCGTTGACGAGAACGCCATCGCAAGCCACGAGATACCAACGTCGCGAGACTTGACGACGACGCCATCTTCGCCCTTCGTCCAACGTTTGTATAACCATTGCACGTATTCGCGCTGCTTGGGCCATAGCAGCAGGGGCATTATCGACGAGCGGCCCTTCGCAACGACGCGCGTATCGACCGTGATGCCCCAATCGTTGATGAAGTCGTCGGGGTGCGTGCGGTAGTAGCGCCGAACGTCTAGCAGCATCATCGGGTCGGCCCGAAGTTTCGCTAGGCGTGCCGCTCGCTGCTTGAACACCGACACATAGTCGGGGTTCCGCCAATCGAACGGCGCGGGCGCTACTACCGCATTCATGCCCGATTACTTGCGCTTGCGCGGCGGGGCGTCGGCCGCTTTCTCTTCAACTGCGATGTTTTCCGACGGTGGCGTCAGTGTGGGGGCTGTGAGGTCGGCAGCGGTGACATTCTGCGCGTCGGCTGCGCCACGCAAGGCGGCCTCGGCTGCCACGCGGTCGCCGTGTGCGCCGGCCTGCGCGTCGAGTGCCTGCGCTTGCGCCAGGGCCACCGCGTCGCCGCTCTTGGCACGTTCGTCTTCGCGCACGGCGGCCTCGAATTCGATCAGGCTTGCACCGATCAGTTCGAGCGCGTTCACACGCTGCACGCCAATCGGGGCGAAAATCTCGATTGCGCCCGCGAGCTTACCGCGCGCGATGCGTAGCGATTCGACTTGCTGTACTTCGTTCGTCATGTGCGTGATTCCTTGGGTTATGAAAAGACAAGGCCGCCGGATTAGGGCGGCCCTGACGAGCATAGCAGCGAATCGAACGCTAGGTAATGGTCAGCGTCACCGTAACCGAGGTCGGCACGCCGGGGCGGGCTGGCACGGTCACGAGCTTGGCTACCTCGGTCGAGAACGCCGAGTCGCCGAACGCATTCGTAGCCTTGACCCGCACGTACAGCGTATCGCCGTTCGCTACGGTGGCGTTGTACGTTGCAGTCGTCACACCCGCGCCGAACGTGGCCGAGGGTGTCATCGTGGACGTATCAGCAATCGGGCTCGTCGATACGTAGAGCTTGATAGCCGTCAACGCATACTCGCCGGTTAACGGCACATTCTGCGTGCAGCTCGGCGGGTTCACGCAGCCTTGCGTCGGCAGCGTCCACGACACGTTAAGCGCGGCGGTGGCGGCAGATGCGGGGGCGGCTACGAGAGTGACGGCTGCGGCAGCGAGGGCCAGTAGAAAACGTTTCAACATTTGCGTGCTTCCTTTGGTGTGGGGATATCCCGCACCGATCATATCACGCGGTAGGTGCCCGAGCAGTAATACGTCTGCGAGCTTGTCTGCGTCGCTACGAAGTTAATCGCAAGGTTATCGGCCGTGCCGTCAGCCTGCGCGCCGCCAACGCTGGCCGAGGTCGTGGGCGAGACGCATGTACCTATGCCGTCGGTAACGGCTGCGAAGTTCGACGCGACCGGCAGCGAGATATTGACGGTAAAGGTAGCGCTGCCCGAACTGTCAGCGTTCAGACGCGCCGACCACTGCACCGACGAGCCGACGCGCAGGTAAACGCCCGCAACGCCCGTGCAGGCTTCGGCGTTCGAGCCTAGCGTGCAGGTCGGCGTCCAAATGCCCGAGGCGAGGGTCGTGCCCCCGGCGAGCGCAGCGATAGCCGTAGCGGTCGTGCGCACCGTTGCGCCGCCTTGCACGATAGGAACGGGCTCGGTGCCTGCAAGAGCGCCAGCCGCCGGCAGCTCGGATATTTTGACCTGCGCGACCGCGATGCCAGCCGCAAGGGTAAGGGCTGCCGAAAGCAGCAGTAATGCAAAACGTTTCATGGGGCAGCCTCGGTTTCAATGACGACGCTAGATTCTGTGACTAAGTTCGCATTGCCTTCGGTGACGATGCGAAACGTGTTGGCGGGCGTGCCACCGCCGGCAGGCTTGGGGCTCATGAAAGCGCCCACGCCACCGACGCGGCCTACGCTTTGCCCGTGCGCGATAGCGAACACGCCGACGAGCAGCGTTGCCACTACGAGCCCGAGCACGATGCGGGCTGCGGCATGCATCACGGCACCGCCGCGACGATCACCGCAAGACGCTGGCCGGGAATGACGACGAAGTATTCGGTTTGCCCTGCAGCTAGTCGCATGCTCGTGGCGGTGGCGGTGGGGTTCGTGCCGCCTACGACCACGCTGCAGGCTACGTCGGCATGCACGCGCACGAGCTTGGTCGAGCTGCCGAAGACGGCCGACTGCACGCTCGCGCCACCAATGGCGACGGTCTGCTCGACGAGGGCGGGGGCGTTGGCCGCTTGGTAGTAGACCGACACCGAAGGCGGCCCGGCGAACTCGGTGACGAATAGGGTTGCAGCGGAAGCTCGACCGGCGAAGAACACGCCGAGCAGCAGGACGACGACGAGGGCCAGCAAGGCGCGTTCGAGGCCGCGAAACGAAGGGATGCCCATAGGAAAAACTCCGCGCAAGGTGTGAGCCCGGCGCGGAGTCTAGCGCTACAAAGTTCCGGCAGCTAGTGCCTTGATTCCGCCTAGTGGGCGGTGGGCTGCTCGGTGGTGTGGCGCGTGCGACGCAACCCCTTGGTGCTAGTCACACGTACAGCCGCCTTGCGCGGGCGGTGGCGGGTGGGCTTGTCGAGCGTCGCGAGCAGCGCTTCGAGCTTGGCCTGCGCGTCTTCGATCTGCTTGCGGGCAGCGTCGGCCGAGGTCTTTGCCAAGCGCTGCACGATGCGCTCGAACCGTGCGAGGCTGGCTGCGATTCCGCGCTCGACTCGTGTTCCCGTGGGAACATCGGCACCCTCGGCACGCAAGGCCGCCTTTTTGACCGTGGCGGGGTCGAGGGTTCGAACGTCGCCGCCGGCCTTGGCGAAGTAGCGCAGGTCGCTGGCAGCGCTGCGAGCGTAGTTGGCTTTGATGTTGCGCTCGTCGGTCGGCATCTCGGCCGGCCCAACGCCAGCGAGCACATGCGGGTAGAGCCGCTTATGCACTTCGTCGATGCACGCCTCGGCAACGCGTGGGGTAACGCGCTTACGCTCGGCGAGTGCGGCCTGTACATGGGCCAGGACGACGCCGAGATATATGCCCGTAGCCGTGACACCGTTAGATACAACGACGGCCAACGCTTGCACTTGGGCGTCAGTGGCGAGAAATTTCGCCTTAACGATTTGCTCGATAGTATTCATGTGCTATTACCTCGTATAGTTGATTGACTGACGTAGCCGGCAGCCACTGACGAACCCGTCAGTTACGAAGGCAATGCAGGGAAGCCCCTAACGGTTCCGTCAGGGCGCGTAGTATTTACCTGACGGAATATTCCCTACGTCAATTCAACATCGCAAGGTAGGCGCGGGCCGCTTCCTGCTCGCCTACGTTGTCGGGCATCTTGGCCGCTGCTGCGCGGTCGGCCGGCGTGCGCAAGTCGAGCTTGTCGTTAAACGCACCGAGCATACGGCAGACCATTTCCCACGCTTTCGCTTGGTCGTGCATCGTGACCACAAGCTCGCCGTTCTTGATATCAATGCCCTTGTAGAGCTTGCGCGCCTTGCCCGTCAGGTTGCGCGTGTCGTTCAACACGTTTTCCGTGATGCCGTTGCCAAGGCAAGAGGGGCACGTCGTCGCGGGGTCTTTCGCTCGCGTGTAGCCGTAGCCGCCCTCGTCGGTGGGGCACGGCTTCTGCTTGTCTATCGCTTCAACGCACGCGTTCATGTACTCGTTATCGTCGATCCACTGGAACGCATGGCCGACGCCGTGACAGTGACGGCAAGCACGCTTCGCAACGTAGGCGAGTTCGTTTGGGTCAGCCGTAGCGATATCGAGTTGCCACTGCAGGGCGTCTCGCACGCTGACGATTGTTTCGAGCGCGAGCTGCTGCCGCACCTCTTCGAAGCGACGGCGCACGCAGGGAATCGCAGCGATGCGCGAGGCCGCCGACCACACGGTGCCGGGCAGCGTCTCGGGGTGAACGTCATACGCCTTGCGATAGGCGGCCGACTGGTTGCCCGTCTCGGCCCACGCACGGGCGAACGCGTCTTGCTTCGCGGTGCAGGTATCGCCCACAGTGTCGCGATCATCAACGGCCAGGGGTCCGGCCTTTTGCCTTGCTGTTTCCATGCCCGCACGGTAGCGCGCCCTGTACGCATCTGCAAGCCCCTGTTAGTTACAGTTATTTACGTCCTGTACCCACGCTCGGACGAACGCTAACGCACGTTGCAAGATGCAAGAGCGCACGTTGCAAGGCTTGCAAGGGAATCTCACTAAATAATCTCATTGTTCGAGGCAACCCCTGTTTACACCCCCGGTCTTTATCGTAATTACTGCTTCTATATTTAGCGGGAAGTAATTACAGAATAGATAATGCTAAATAAAGAAACAGTTATAACGGTAGACACCGGGGGTGCAATTCGACTACTCTCGCACTAGTGAGGTTATTTACTGTAACGGGGTGCAAGATGAAGAACCAAGAGCTGCGGCGTGCAGCGTTCGAAGCGGGTAAGACACGCTACAACACGGGCGTGCCTTGCAAGCACGGCCACGTTGCCGACCGCTACGTAAGCAACGGCGGGTGCGTAGAGTGCGTGATGCCCTTCAAGCAGACGCGCAACGCCTTCGACAAGGAAGCGGCACCGTACACGCCCGCCGGCTTATGGGCTCGCAAGACGTACAGCGAATCGCAACGTGCAACGCTGCGCGACTACTTGCAACAGTGCATCGACGCGTTCGACCGTAGCGCTTGCCCCGACGCCGCACCGCTCATGTACAAGCGCGAGCAACTACCGGCCTCGATACTCACACCCACGACCGCGCCGCCCGGTGCCCGCGTGGCCCCGCCGCTCGATACGCTGCCGAGTGCCGAGTACAGCGACAAGCCCGAGCGCTGCGAGCACGGCATCGACGCCGGCTTCTGCTCAATCTGCGACGAGTAACACCCCATGAACACTATGTGCGTCATTCTCTACGCCAAGAGCGCGCGACCGCGCGGCGTGCTGATCGAACACGGCGTGCGGTGGTACGCCTCGGGCCGCACCCGCGACGAGGTGATTTACCACGCTACCTCGTGTTGGCCGGTGCCGAAGTTCCTGCCGCCGATTGAATGCCCCGAGTGCCAGGGGCAGCCGTACAGTGAAGAGTTCGGTTTGTGCGGCGGCTGCAATGGTGAAAGCGTTATTAGAAGTTACGACGAAACCGAGGTGCGCGAATGAACATCAAGACACTGATAGGAACTCGATTGTTTGATCGGATCGCGGGATATCTGATTGCGCGAGCGTTGGCTACGCCGTACTTTCATTTGCCCGCGTACATGGATCGCTATTGGCTCGTGCCATTCCCACCGCTGCACGGCGAGCCCGAGGGCACCGACGGTTGTTACACCGCGCAGTGGCGCAAGAACCCGTTCGTGTGGCTCTTGCAGAAGCTCGATATATCGATACGCATACATCACATCCTTCGCAGCGACACGGGCGAGCATTACCACGACCACCCGTTCTCGTTTGTCAGCGTGATACTGCGCGGGGAATACTTCGAGGCTACGCCGGTGTTCAAGCACGGCATGTTCGAGCGCAACGCCGTGGCACATCGCGAGAACGGTTCGATTGCGTTCCGACGTTACGATCAGTGGCACAAGGTCATCATTCCGCACGAGAACATCGACTGCGGCAACGGTGACGTGCGCGACTTGCCTATCGAGGTCTTCACGTTGTTCGTTGCATTCAAGTGGCGGCAGAAATGGGGCTACCTCACGACGCCGAATTACAAACAATACTACCGAGAGGTACACGCAAAGGCGGCGGCGAAGTTGCCGGAAATCCGATGACCCCAACGTCACCGTTCGCAGTGGGCGAAATTGTTTGGTTCGTGGGCAGCTCGGGCACGAAGCGTATCGAGTGCGAGGTCGTCAGCGAGCTGTATTGGGGCCAGTTGATAAACGTCGGCACCCGAGAGTTATACGAGGGCTGGCTGCACGATATCGACGGGCCGTTCGGTACGCCGTCGTACGGTGGCAAGTGGTGCGCACCGCCCGACGAGCTGCGGAAGATACCCGGCAAGGGCGACTTGACCCTCGTGGACTGGTCGCAATGCGCGTTCGACCCGAACCGGCTGATTATCAAAGTGTGACGTAGTGCTAGACTGACGGGGCCGTCAGTGGG